TTACTGATTTAATGCCTGGGGCATTGGTGGGACATCTTCACCAAAATTAGCGTTTAAAATCTCCATCTGGTTAGTGTTGTTGTCGGTCATCCATTTGCCATAGACGTTGTAAACCATCTGAGCAGATGTATGTCCCATTTGTGAAGCAATGAAGTTTGGGTTAGCTCCGGCGCTCAGTGCCCAACACGCGTAAGTGTGTCTCGATTCATAAGCGCGGCGATGTCGAATTCCTGCCCGTTTAAGAATGTCGTTCCATGTCGCACCAAATGAGCCTGGCGCATACCAGTCTCCACCTCTTCCGTTCCTCGCAGTAAGTCGCGGCACAAAAACGAATGTACATAAATCTGTCCGGGTTCTGCCAAACTCGCGCAGGTGTACATCGATACCGTGCTGCTTTCCCATCCTTGTGTAAGCCATCTGGCTTTTCAGCGCCTGTATTGCGGCAGCGGTCAGATTGATTGTCCTGTTGCCGCATTCAGTTTTAGGCGGTGTGAAATGCCCTTTAATGGCAATGTTTCTGCTGACGGTTATCGTCCAGTTTTTGAGGTCGATATCCTCCCAAGCCAGAGCGCAAATCTCCCCATGCCGCATTCCTGTATTGACGGCCAGCACCCACAAATTCCGGATCTGTTCAGAAGGACAGCCCTCAAGCAGGCGAGAATATTCGTCACGGCTTAACGGGTCAGGTTCAGATCGACTTTTACGTAACGGATCAACCCCATCAAATGGTGATTTATCGATATACCCGTTCATGGCCGCAAACTTAAACATGCCGTGCAGGCAACCAAGATAGACGTTTACTGTTCTCACAGTCCGCCCCTGTTTTGCTGACCGGTTTTTCTGGTGTTTACCGCAGATCTGATACCCCGTAAGAAGTTCCTTCCTGATAGTCAGGATGTCTTCATGACTGATACTACCAACCGCTCTGTCGGGCCCAAGTATCTCGGTGCAAATGTTAATGCAGGAGGAGTAGCGACCATGCGCGTTTTGAGTAATCTCCATACGCTTCAGCTCAAGCCAGCGCTTTGACAACTCGCCAAGAGTCACGCCCGGCCTGGTAAATCCAAATCGCTTCAGGTTAGGCGACTGCGGAAATCTTGCGGGGTAGTCAAATGCTCCTGTCTTAATGGCATAACAAATTGATGTCCTTAGTTCGCCTGCAATTTTCCTGTTTTTAGGTGTGTCCGGGACGCCAAGGTTTTCCCTAACCCTGACACCCTGATAGATGAACCACAGCCTGAGTGTTCCGCCGTGGTTCTCCACCCCTGTTGGGTATTTGCTCATAACGATTCCTCGTCAGTTAATGGGGAAGGGTATTTAAGCAGATTTCTGGCGGGGGATCGCCGGTCGTTGTCGCTCGACCCAGTTATCAACTTCGTGGCGGTTGTAGAGGATAGGGGAGTTATCCTTTGGCTGGCAGTCGCCGGAGTAATGACGGTACTCCCGCCCCTCCATCCATGATTTTTCCCGCGCTGATTTGATGGCGTTCTTTGTCAGACCGGTAATCGCCATCAGAACTTCTTCAGATACCCACTTATTGGGCACAAGCTGGATCACTTCGCTCATTGGTTATCTCCAGGCAATAAAAAAGCCGCTGGTCTGCGGCTATTTGAGTTGGATGTGTGGGATTTTCCCGGCTGCTATGGCGTCGTAAATGTTTATGGCCTGCGATGCAGAAATCGGTGCCTGCCAGTGCTCGCTCTGCGACTCAACCTGAAGGCGTGTTATGGCTTCTTCACGATTTTGTTCAGATGCTGAGCGGATAGGGCGGAAAGCGCCATGCGGTGATGAGTAGTCCAAAATTTCATACGCCTTCGGTCCCTCAATCCACCTACCAACCACACGCCCATCATCATGCCCGATAATTTTAGCCCGACACCATTGACTACTTCCTGAGTCGAATAACGCTTCACACTCACACCCAACCGGCGGCAGCCCCTCGCCATTCCACTGAGGCTGACTGGCGGCCAGTGCGGATTCGTATTGCTCTAAAGTTACCTTTTCACATTCTAAGGGAATGGTATGCTTTCTTACTGCCTTCAACGCAATTTCTCCATATTTCTCACCGCAATCTATTGGCCAGTTACCTGACTCATCATAAAAATCGATATTTGCTTCATCCACGAAACGGCAGCATTCAACCGCACCATCCGGCCACCCACCGTGCTTCGGTAATTCCTGTACCAGAATATCAATTAGTTTCACGTCATTTCCTCCAGGCAAAAAGAAACCCGCATTGCGCGGGCTGTATTCGTTGCTGATTCAGGCATCACTCACCGCCAGATTGTTCGGCAAGCGCCCAGCAAATCTGAACCGCATAGACACTTTTGACGCGGCGAACCTTTCCCTTTGCCTCCATTCTCTTGAGAAGGCGAAGCGCCTGAGGCGTTTTTACGTGGTCTTTGTACCCACGCTTTGCTGTAATGATATTTGCCAGTTGGTAGGTCATACAGTTTCCATGCCCCTCCAACACTGAAATCACCTCGTGCTCTGTTAATTTGGACATCATTCAGCCTCCTGCTTCGGTGCGGCTGGCAGTAGGCCATGTAAAACCGAATAAGCGTCATCACCATGCGCTTCGCTGTAGTCACTCATGAGATCGTTAATGTGGCGAATCCACTGTTCAGCATCACCATAATTTCGCTCACGGTAGTCTTCCAGCATGCACTGAACCAATCTGAAAGCCTCCACCAGGTTAGCGTCGATGGCATCAGGTATTGCCGGAGAGTTGCCGACCAAATCAGCCCGAACATACAGCGTGTCGTCAGGGTGTTGATTATCACAACTCCATGTTAATTCGCTGAACTCGCCGGGTGCGGGCCATTCGCCAGCGGTTTGTAACCAGATATGGTCTGCTGCATCAGCGCATGGAGAATGCTCCGGCAACGTGTAAGACTGGCTTACAGGTTCGGCACCCTGAAGCATGGCGGCGCGGTAGGCGTTCCAGCCGACTGCTTTTCCATGCTCAAACGCGCTGTCAAAGTCATCATCAATTTCTATCGCATCAGGAACCACCGCTGGCAGCGGTAACTGTGGTGCTGCGTGACAGTCGCATTCAATAAAAATTGGCTCTCCCCACGGTTGAACGCCACCGCTATCTGCCATGCCTGTTCCGCCGCATTTCGGGCAAACAGGCTCAGCGGCGGCGCGGTACTGCTGTAGCTCGCGGGCTATTGACTCTATATCGCGATAATCGGTCAGCACGGAATCGTCGCAGACCTCAGCGCGGGCGATGATTTCAGCGAGCCGTTTCGGTGATACGCGTTCGTTGATTGTCATGGTTAGTCCTCCAGACTGATATCGACAGACACTGTCATTTTTCCAGCGGTCACTTCAAATCCGGTTACATCACCCTTAAGCATGTACTCGGCTATAACCAGCGAAAGGAGTTTTAACTTGGCATCCGTGTCGTTGCCGTTCAGTTCTTCGAGCAGCTCGATAACAGGTTCCATATGGTCGCCCATCTTCATATCCCTCACCCCTCCACCGTTAAATTGATGCCAGCCACGTGACAGGCAGATTTGAACGCATCAACACATTCACTCTGTACGCCGTCAAAAAGCGCCGCCTCTGATTCCGAGTAGCAGCACTCGCACCTACCCGGCAACTTCACAGTTACCGTCCGCGCTTCCAGTTCGGCAATGCGCTTATTCGCTGCCGTTAATTCGGACATGTGCTCACGCAGACTATCTGTGGCAGCTTCCAGCACGTCCCATTCGGGATTGAAGTTTGCCAGTTGAGCTAATTTCTCTTTCAGAAAAGCCGTTTTCTTCTCCAGTTCAGCGATGCGCTGGCGGTAGTCAGCAACCATCCGGCGTACTTGCTCCAGAGGCGTAACGCTCCCGCCGTCTGGCGGGTCCATGTACTGGATGCCAGGTAACAGCTCGCAAAGTGCCGAGTTATATTCCATACGCACCAGGTCATCTTCAGATATTGGCGGGTAGTCGCCGAAATCATCAGTGGTGGTCACGCGGTCAAGTATGAAGTCGTCAAGGTCGGTAACATCCAACTCATGCTCGTAAATCTGTCCCTCGCCATTTTCGATTCCGGCCTCGGCTTCTTCCTGGGTTTCCGCATCCACAAAGAACGTCTGATACCCTTCGACATGTTTCACGGTCGCAGTGAAAAGAAACCGTTTTGCGCCACCTTCGCGCAGTTGCGCCAGTTGTTCTGCTGTCATGGTCATGATCGCCCCTCCTGTAATTTGTTTAACAGTAGGCGCTCAACCGGAACGCTTTCCGAGCCGCGAAGCTGTGCTGCGAACTCTTCGGCACCCAATGCCAACAATTTGGCTGGAGACCGTTCGTTGTCGTTAGTGCGTAAATGAGCGGCGAACAATTCAACGCCCACCGCCCGCTGTTCGTTCACCCATGCGTCCGTTGCGGGGGTTTCCGGTAGCCATGAGTAATCACCGTGAACAGCCTTAATGGCGCGATTGGTTGCAGCAGAAATGTGACCGCAAACTGAGTAGTATTCCGATCTGTGAATAAGCTCATCGATGAACGGTTTTTTCATCTCCATCATTGCAGGTTCGTTATATTTTGGTGAGAGGCCCACGTATTTGTGAGATTCAATGAGCGCCGCATTTTCCGCCGCCAGCGCCTCACTGCGCGCCGTCTGCACGTCCAGCGCCGACTGGAGTTCAGCGAATTTGCGTACCAGATATTCCGCATTGTTTTCATTGACCAGCATGTCGCCAGGCAAACACTTGCCTTTCAGAAATCCATCCATTTCGTGCAATTTCATTTCCGCGCTCCTTTAATCATCATACTGATGTAGCGGTTATCATCCGGGCCGGGAAAACTGTGGCGTTTGAGTAACTCATTGCGGTCTGGCATAGGCCGGACTCTTTGACGGGCTACTAATTCGTTAGGGGATATATCAGGGTTGTAGGATTGACCAATCATGATGAGTAACCTTCTTTAAGCCGGTAAACGACGCCTCCAAGCGCCTTATTCCCCCATGGCTCCTTATCCAGTTGGTCCATGATGGTCTTGAGTGTTACCGGGTGGATGATGTGATACTGGTATTCCATTAGCGTTGACCAGCCTGCGTAATAGGGGTCTATTTCGTTCAGAGACATTTCGTAAATACCGGAGCCGGATGCCACGTCCGTAAGGTCACCCATCCATCTCCATGACTCTGTAATATGGTTGCGGCTATCCCGCCGTAGGCAGGCTAATACCTGCTGAGGTGTGAGCATTTTTGACTCCGGTTATTTATTTAGACTGCGTGTATAGCGTGGCGAGGGAAGGGGAGTCCGACAGGTGCAAATGGGATGTCATCATCGAAATCCATAGGCGGCTCGCTGGATTGAGCCGGTCGCTGTTGTTGCCGTGTTTGCTGGCGAGGCGCATCATTGCCGGGAGTGCCGCGCGGCGGTAAATCGATATCCCGCACCAGAATGGTCGGCGTCTGCGCCTGTGTACCGTCCTGACGAGTCCATTCCTCAACGAGAAACTCACCTGACACAGTAACCTTCGCACCTTTCACAATTGCAGCGGACAGCTTCTCGGCCATCGCGCCAAACATTTTGCAGTTCAGCCAGGAGGTTTTTTCGTTGTCTCCAAACCCGGTCTTAGCTGGCAGGGAGAAAGAGGCAATATGCTTTCCATTTGGCGTGACGCGGAGCACCGCGTCTTTACCAACATTGCCGGATACAGTGATTGTATTAATTGCCATTTATGCCGCCTGTTTTAGTTCTGTGCCACGTGTTTTGAATACATCAACGCACTTCTGCTGATGGTCGGGGAACTTAGCCAGGGCATTCCACGCCGGCTTGTAAATGCCTTTCAGTTCTTCAATCGTTCCGCAGTCTGCGGCCAGCGCGGAGAAGTCGGCCAGGATGTCGTCAGGAGAACGCGCAGCCACTTCGTGTGTTTCTGCATCGGGATCAACTGCTGTCTGTTCTGTCGGAATGCAGAATGCCTGAAATGCAGCGTATTTGTAGGCGATAGACATCGCTTTATTTGTGGCCTTATCGCCGCTATCCATGGCCTCGCCGTAAGTGATAACGGTGTGCTTACTTCCATCTTCGGTGGCTACAAAATCGAACTCAGCTTTAACGACAACGTAAAACAACACGCCGCCTTTTTGAGTTGTGCGCTCAGTTACCGTGCGCTCTGTAATTCGTGGCAGAATAACCAGTCCGTGTTTAGCGAGCATTGGAGCCAGTGCGTTATACACCTGGTCGATTCCACGGAAGTTAAATCCTTGCTGGCGGTTTTCCCTGTCCTTACTAATTCCCTGCTCAGCCATATCCCTGGCTACTGCGCTTATTGCCTTGTAAACAATCATGTGAAGTCTCCTCTGAATTCTGCCCATGTGATCGGCGGGTTATTTCGTTCCGCTGCCAGATTGATTTGCTGCTCTACTTCTTCCTCAATTTCGGGAGAAATAAGCGCAATAAATTCTTCATCGTTAAAGTCATGCAGCATGGGTTTTATTCCAGTCGTCATTCTGAATATCGTGCCAGCCCATCGCTATTTCCCATGCCCACGAATAGGCAGACTTCAGGCCTTCCTGTGTGTCGGGAAATGACGCTTCGTAGAGCTTGTTAAAGTCACGATTACCTTGCTGAACCAGTACGGTTCCATTAACGGGTAAAATGGTCATGGGCAGGCACTCCGGGCTGATATAATGTGTCCTTCAGCCGCAGCATTGCGGCGCGGATAAGTTGGCGAATTTTGCGGTGTAATTCAGATTCAGGCGGGTAATAAGCGGACATGACGCCGCTACCCGCGAGCTGTAAGTGCATCATGGGGTAGGTTCCTTTTTGTGTGATTGCATAGCAAAAGCGCCTCTTGTGAAGCGCTGTAGATATGCCTATTCTTTATTTTTTGATTAAAAATGGGCCAGTTTATGAGCGATGAAAAATTAGCTTTAGGCAGCGTGGTTACTGTTAAGCATTTCCCTGACGAGTGGTTTGTTTTTTCTGTGATAATCAATAACTCATCGGAAATGGTTACTCTTTATAATCCGAAGAGTCAGGATAAAATCATTCTCCCGATACAGGAGGCATCAGCTGCAATTGATGAAGTTATTAAAGACCCGTAAAAAACCAAGGCTGGCGGGAAAAATAAACATCAAGGGATGATTTCTCAATCTAACCAGAACAGGTCTTCGCTCCTGTTTGGTTACGAGCGATATTGCTCGGTGTATCCACTCAGAAGAATGAATACACAGCGCTTAATCTTTGATGTACTTTCCATTCTGATAAACAGTCAAGCCTTCAACCAGTTCCGCACTATCGCTGTCAATAATGACTTTTGTATGCGGGTTATGATTGTCAGCAAGATATTTCATCACCGTTTCAACAGCCAATTCGAATTGCTTGCGTTGCTCATTATTCATATCCCTCACCTCTGTTAACGTTGCTAATAAAAAAGGCCGCCTAAGCGACCTTTGTTGTTTCGGGAAAAGCCTTATCCATGCAACTCTAAATAACCTTTAGCAATATCGTACTTCAGGTGCTTAGTTAGGGAGAATTGAAGATCAGACTTGTCAAATCGTCTTTTGATCATCTCTTGATACTCGCCAACAGTCATGCCATCAACTAATTCCCGATTGATGTTGAAGCCAGAGCAATTAGTCCCGGAATTAGAACCGCGCCTGTAGCTTTCGCCTACTATTTTGATGACAAAATGTAGGTGTTTGGAGATATCAAATGTTGCGATGTTGCCAGAATTAACAATCATGACGTTTCCCAAGTTGCCCCTTCATAGGCTCATAATCTCACCTCGCCGTTACGATGTCTTTTGATTTACGATGCCCTGCTGCGAATATCGCTACTTCTGGCAGGCAGCATGAGCCTTCATAGCGCTGAACCTGCGTAGTGATGGTCACCACCTCAGCCCGCATTGTTGGCTTGCGTTTGCACTGCAACTCAACACGCGCCGGGGTAGGGCGATGCATCACTTCTGAACTGATAGCGGCCTCACTCTGAAGGTGAGCGCGGCGCTCACGTCTACGAGCTGCCGACGAACCGTTAAATGCTGTTCTGCGTGACATAGATACCTCCTGAGTGAACTTTGGTGATGCGATGCCAGGCGCTTATCTTCTGGTTGTCTCAATGGACTGCAATTCGTCGCATCCCAAAGCACACGCTTTGGTACTTATTTGGCTTTGCAGCCACGTAGGTGAATCCATCACCGTTGTAGAAAGAGCGTGTCATCCTTTTCGTTTTCGCCAGCGTCCTGCTGATGGGGTAAATATACACGTAATGTGATTTTATCGTCAATCACAATATGTGTATTATTTTAAATCTCACGTTATGTGTATGACTCGATTAACAATTTATTTTTTGTGTGCTCACTATTCCGCTTGTGATAGCTTGTGATGGTCAATATCTGAGCGAGGATAGGCTATGAATCTGGACGAGGATCGTGTGAACATGATGGTTGCAGCTATGGGGCGGGCGATTATGGAGCTATCGCTCGCCAATCAGCCGATAACTCAGAAAGCGGTCGTTGAAAAGCTGGAGCAGTACCGAAAAGAGACGGGTAACGTGATTGGGGAAGGGGTTAACAAGGATGCAGCGGAGATAGTGCGGAAGGGAAGTGCTGCGATTGACTAATGGGCAATAAAAAACCCGGCGCGGTGGCCGGGTCTTATTAGGTAACTTTAATTTTAAATTGATAGTGTCAATCAGGAAGCCCAAGCTGTTTTAACAGGAAGGTGTCCATTTTTTCGCCAGTCGGTGATTACTTTCCTCGCCGCACGCGCAAAATATGTTTTATGCCCATCGTGAGGCATAGGAAGGTTGAGGTTTAACTCACCTGTGGATGCATTGATGTCGAATCGACCCTCGCGGCCGTTTCCATCGGAATAAGAATAGGTTACGAGGTCGCCAACAGTTTCAATCATCCGGATTTGTACTAGAATCGCCATCATATGCCTCGTCAGGATTCCAATTGTAGCCCAGAAGAACAGTTTGCCGGTGCGCCACCGTTTGTGAAACTTTCTGTCTTATCTCAATTATAGACTCTAATTGTTCATGTTCAAAGAGTTTCACATCAGACTCAACGTGGTCACCTTCGCAAAGCCGAGACCAAACATTGACAATTTCAGGGTCTGCATCGAGTCGCCTAATCTCTACCAAATCATCTATTACAATCTCATGATCGCGGATGAATACGTGCTCCTTGACCCTATTAACTATACGTTCTGATTTTTGTAAATTGTTAGCGATTTTAGGAATATCGCTTAAGTCTTGGCGAATTTCATCATAAAATTCCTCTGCACGATCCCAATCCGCGAGATTATTAGAATCTAAAACTTTACGGGTGGTTATCTTTTTCTTGGCTTCAAAATCATCCGATAAAATTTCATCAATGCTTTGAAGTGCCTTGATAAAAAAATCTTCATTCATTTAATCAATTATCTCAGCCAGGCCCATATGCTCTACAATGAATTTAATTAATTTAATATTATAGTCGAGGAATACTGAGAACCCTTTTTGACCCATTCCATATGGTTTTATCAATGAGAAAGTGAACTGGATGGAATTTTTGTAGTAAGCCAAGCATCCAGATATTATGCCGAAGTTTATCTCATTGATTTTTCTATATATATCTATCTCAGACAATTCATCTTTCTGTTGGAAACTAATTATGAACATGACGTTATCGCCCTTAGTGGTAGTCATGTAAATTCTTAAGTCATCACGTAAAATATATAGTGCTTTTCCTTCAGACCTGTCCTCGCACTCACAGCCTAACTCTAAAAGCCACTCTTTGTAGTCTGCCAGAGTGGTACTAGTAGTTATTCTTTCCATCTTTACTCCAACACTAAGATTTTATTTTTAAATATTCAAATTAAGCGTAATTTTGTTACAACCGCAACGCCGATGATTATGTATTTACTCAAAGATATCCTCAGGCCACTGCGCCTTAACCACTTTGCCGATGATGCGGCAATTCTCATTGCACGGAATGCTCTCATAGCGCGGGCTAGGGTTAAGCGGCTCCAGCCAGTGCTTGCCGTCATCCCAGGTATATTTCTTGAATGTGACCTCGGAATCGCCAAACACGCCAGCTACGCAGAAATCTCCTGCGTCCACCTCTTCAGCCGGATCCACCAGGATAAGCATTCCTTCCGGGAAGCTGGGACGCATTCCCTGTGGTGCGGTCATAGAGTGACCCTTCACCTCAAGCCAGAACGCGTCTTTGCTGGCCTTTTTAGTTGTAGAAACCCACTTTTGAGCATCACCCTCAGTGAATGTGCCTACTTCTGAAAACTGTCCGGCCTGTACCGTAGTGAACAGTGGGTATTCGTACTGCTTATAAACAGGACCAGATTCGTCGCCAAAAAGGATCAGCGATGGAGATACACCCAATACGGAAGCCAATACCAGCGCATCATCTGCACTAACCTTGCGCGTACCAAGCTCGTAATTTCCAAGGCGCGACGGAGCAGCCCAACCACAAAGTTTGGCTAGCTGTGCCTGGCTAAATCCCTTTGCTTCTCTGAGGGACTTAATCCTTTCCCCGATAATCTCATGCATAGTTTTCATACCGATAATCTATCACGGCATGTGATTACTGTATTTACACAAGGTGAGATTGACAGTTAATCACATATTGTGAATAATAAGTTTGTATCAACCGAAAAGGAGACTGCAATGAACAACATTGCACAGCAGCGAAAGAAAATTGGAGTTTCGCAAGCTGTTCTGGCTGAGGCAATTGGTTGGGGGCAGTCCCGGATTGCCAATTACGAACTCAACATTCGAACGCCCGGCCTTAACGATTGCCGCGAAATTGTAGAAGCATTAAAGAAACTTGGCTGCAAATGCACCCTCGATGAAGTGTTCCCACCTTCAGATAGCAAAGCCGCCTAAGCATCACCGCTCTTTTCACAACGGACATGACGTCCTACGTCGCTGCAAAGCGAATCCCAAATCAATAAACAACTATGCGTCACCCGTTATGGGTGTGCGCTCATTAACTATTCACTAAAGGGAAGTATCAACGATGGATCACGCAAACAAACGCAACGAGGCGCTCCGCATTGAGAGCGCATTACTCAACAAAATCGCATTACTCGGCACTGAGAAAACAGCCGCAGCTGTAGGTGTGGATAAAGCGCAGATTAGCCGGTGGAAACGAGACTGGATACCCAAGTTTTCGATGCTTCTCGCCGTTCTGGAGTGGGGTGTTGTCGATGACGAAATGGCACATCTCGCCCGTCAGGTTGCATCAATCCTGACCAAAGAAAAAGCCCCAATCGCGGTAACGATTGAGGCCTGATCACACTGTGTTACGCCAACACATATGTGTATTTCTACAGGAGTAATTATGAGTTCTCTATCCCAGCTTTACAAGTCCAAAGATAAAAACGGTACCGAGACAACGGTTAAGAAAACGTTCCTGGTACCGCTGGCAGAAATCTACGTCGAGCCCGGTTTCAACGTTCGCGAAATCGACCAGGAACACGTTGAAGAGTTCCGCGATGCGTTTATCGCCGGTGAGTATGTTCCTCCGCTGGCCGTGCAGGTCACGGAGAAGGGTGTGAAGATTATCGACGGTCATCACCGCTATTACGGTGCACTGGCCGCTCAGCAAGCCGGTACCGAAATCCCCCGCCTTGAGTGCAAGGATTTTATCGGTACCGACGCCGATCGCATCGCTTTCATGGTCACCAGTTCACAGGGCAAACCTCTGACGCCCTTGGAACGCGCTGCCGCATACCAGCGCCTGATCAATCAGGGGTGGGAGCCGGCAGAGATTGCGAAGAAGGTTAAACGGTCAGTGGCTGATGTTGATCACCACCTCCAGTTACTGGCGTGTGGTGATGAGCTGATCGACATGGTTCGTTCCGGTGAGGTGGCAGCGACTACCGCTGTCGCATTATCACGCGAGCATGGCCCTCAGGCGTCCTCTGTAGCCGTCGAGCAGATGAGCAAGGCAAAGGCAGCGGGTAAGAAGAAACTCACCCGTAGCGCGGCGCTACCGCAGTTTAACGCCGCAAAAGCGCGTGAGTTTATCCAGATCATCGCTGATTTCGATATTGCGCTCCCGCTACCAGAAGGCGCATCAAAAATTCTCACTGAATACCGCGAGTGGTTGAAAAATTCCGGATGGGAGGACGCATGAGTACGGCTGAAATCATCAAGTATCCAGGCCCCGAGCCTGGTTCCTTCAGGAGCAACAGAATGGAGAACAAAAGACTTGGTCACTTCTCTCTGTTCAGAAGCCTTCTGCAAACAGACTGGGCCAAAGATACGGCAAAACTCGCCTTATGGGTTCGTCTTCTGGGAGAAGCTTCTTACCGGGAAAGAACAGTCGAATTTGCCAGCAAGGAGTGGGAACTATCCAGCGGTCAACTGGTTACCACTGCGGCGATTTTGGCGAGAAAATTACGCGATCAGGATAACAAAGAAAAAAGCCCTCAGGCAGTGACGAGGATGCTTAATTTCTTCATCAGGGAAGGGATGATAACCACTGAAGGGAACCGGTCTGGCACTGTGATAACGATCACAAATTATGCCGATTATCAGTCAGTTTTACCCGATGAACCATCCGATAGACCATCCGATAAAGCCAAAGCCAGTGGTGGCGCGGCTTTGAGGCTGGTAGCCGATGAACCATCCGATGAACCACCCGATGAACAGAACAAGACATTACCTAACAAGACTAAAAACAATAAACCCCCTAAATCCCCCAGGGGGGAATCGAAGTCATTCGATCCGTTAAGTATTCCTGTTCCTGAATGGCTTGATAAACCGGCATGGCACTCCTGGGTTAAAAACCGGGCTGACATGAAAAAACCCATCAAGACGGAACTCGCAGTAAACGCAGCCTTCAGGCTCTTGAAGGAATGTCTTGATATCGGGCATAACCCGGCAGACGTAATCAACACGAGCATCGCCAACGGTTATCAGGGGTTGTTCAAACCAAAGTACCCACCTAAACGAAACCTACTTCAGGCAACCAGCCAGCACTGGAATGACCGTGAAGCATGGGAGAACGAATTCTTATGAGAAATCTTGTTCAGGCAATTCAAAATCGTGACGGTAATGCGCTGGCGAAGATGGCTGGCGACGGAAACCACCTTCCAGACCGTGGCGTCAATGATGACGCTGAGCGACTGGTAGACATTCTATTCACCAACCTGAAACAGCTATTCCCGGCGTCAGTCAGTACCGCCCTGAAAGACCCCCGAGATGAGGCGGCAGCCAAGCGCCAGTGGATCGCCGCTTTTGCCGAAAACGACATCAGGACAAAGGAGCAACTCCGGGCAGGAATGGCCCACGCGCGGGCAAGCGATTCCCCTTTCTGGCCTTCGCCGGGGCAGTTTATCGGATGGTGCAAGGATGCGGATTTCAAAGCCAACGGCCTACCTGACGCTAGTGAGCTTCACGACATGGTGATGCAGTATTGCGCGAAGAAATGCCAGTACGACACGCCGGAGCACTATCCGTGGAAAAGTAACGCCTGTTACTGGATGGTCACGAAGCTTTATGACCAGATGCGATCATTCAATCTCACCGAAAGTGAGTTGAGAAAGCGGTGTTCAGAAGAATTACGGAAGATGGCCCGCCGCGTTGCCGATGGAGAAAACATTCCGGCTCCGGTGGTTCAGATACCTAAACTGCATATCCCGGTCAGTAACGAAAAAGGCCTGGATAAAATTGCTGAGATTCGCCAGCGGTTCAAATTGCGAGGGGGGAACTCCTGATGGAATCCGAGCGCATCAGATTCGAGTCACTTTTCCGCAGTATCTTCCGCAACAAATTCAAAATATCCCGCACCCACCTGGGTTATGACGATCCGTTTGTGGATAGCTGTTTTTTCTTCTGGCAATCGCGAGGTGAACTGGCGTGAGCAGCAAAGCAGATTTAATCGAATATCGCCGCAACAGGGAAACCGGCGAGGAGAGAAGCGTTTTCGTCCTGTCCCATTACAGCCAGGTATCCAGAACGAAGCTTGAGCAAAACCTTATCATTCTTAAAGACCGACACGGCGCGAGAGCATTTGTTGAGATTGATGATTTCCCGGCGAACCTGTCAGAGCGTGAGGCGGCGTTAAAGCTGGCTAACTGGCTACAGCGGCTTAGTGTCGCGATAGAAGACAACTGGACTAAACCATAACAGGGCCACTTACACAGTGGCCTTTTTATTTGAGGATAGAGATATGAAGCAAACATTAAAATTTTGGCGTCCGGAAAGCGGAGCTTTAGGCGGAATAGTTATGGGATTTGCTCTTTTCCTTGCTGTGATGATTTTCCTGCCGCCGGTTATCGCCTTATCGAAGTGGTGGATGTCAGTTTTCGGTCTATAAGGGGATAAATCGTGAAAGTAAAAACATCAGAGCTTAGCGGTGTGCAACTTGATTATGCGGTTGCGTGGTCAGTTGATTGGGGGCAACCGGTTCTCCACATCACATCTGGAGGATCGTTTGTTGAATTGATGGGCGTAGTTTTTTCACCAACAAGCAACTGGAGTCAGTGCGGACCGATGATTGCAGAGTTCGGGGTGTGGTTATCTGACGATGAAGGCGCGTTTACGGCAAGCTGCAAACCACATTTTGACAGAGCTATTTATGATGCGGAAACGCCACAAATCGCCATCTGCCGCGCTGTAGTAGCTGCAAAGCTTGGCGATGAGGTAGACATTCCCGATGAGCTGATGGAGGTCAATCATGCCAGTAGTTAGCGGTTATTCGATGGATTTATATTGCGACTGTCGCGAGTGTCAAAAGCCGCGCGGATTCGGTAATACACCTGTTACCGACTTTAGTGGTGAAAACTTTCGCGATTGCCTGAATCAGGCCAAAAAAGCCGGCTGGGTCTTCAAAGAACGTAACACGGTTTGTTTTGCGCCGGGTCATGGGGTGGTGAAATCACAACAACTGACGGAGGCAGAAAAGTGATGGAAGAGTCAAGGAAACAGTTTGAGGCGTGGATTACAGAATGGTGGCCGCAGGTGAAAGGTAATATTTGTCGCGATGGTGACAGTTATTCGAATCATTTTATGAACTACGCATGGGAAGGTTGGCAGGCTAGCCGCGCAGCTATCGAGATTGAGTTACCGAAATACCACGACTACACAAACCAGGACACAACCAGAGCGCAGGCTGAAAAGTCAGCATACAACTCTGGCGTATACGATAGCGCTGACGCCATCCGCGCCGCTGGTCTTACAGTAAAAGGGGACAGGTGATATGCCTACTCAGGAAAAAATAATGCTTCTTTCAGGTGACGGAATATATCGATTTGCTACAAGCGAAACAGCATTAATCTCCACTCCAGATTATTTCGTTTCTGCACTAAACAGGAAGCAACGTCGCAAAGCTATGTCCTCAAAACGCAGGAGAGTTAGAGGTGATTAATGCAAATCGAGATGATAAAGACGGCAGGGGGAGTATTCGCCCCGGCGTTTGAGCATGATTTACCCCGCCTGACCAAGTTCAAAAACGGCGAGATGTACACAGCCGAATTCAAGTTAACCAGACAGCCCGCTTTTCACCGCAAGATGTTCGCCTTCTTCAACTTCTGCTTCCAGCACTGGTGTGCTAATCGTGCCGGGTTAGAGCATATGGATGAAGCCACGCAATTCGACAGGTTCCGCAAAGACCTGACGATACTGGCGGGATTTTACGAGCAGACGGTAAGGCTGAACGGTGAAGTGAGGACAGAAGCAAAGAGCCTGTCTTACGCCAGCATGGAAGCCGATGAATTCGAGCGATGTTACAACGCCATGATTAACGCAGCGATAAAACACGTCTTCGGCCGCACTACCGACCAGAACGTGCTGAATCAGCTATACGACTTTTTCTGAGGTTACGATGACCGACAAATCAAATACCCCGCCAGAAGACAAAGACAGATGGCGCACCCCACCTGAAATATTTCACGCACTAAACGCTGAGTTCTGCTTTGTGCTGGATGCCGCCGCGTCAAAAGAAAACGCGCTGTGCAGAAGTTACATCACGGAAATGCAGGACACGCTGGCAACAGACTGGAACGCGGTAATGCCGGATATCCCCGGATATGCCTGGCTTAACCCGCCGTACAGCAAACCTATGCCATTCGTAAAAAAGGCTGCTCAGGAAAACGCGGATAATTTCACCGGATGCGTGATGCTTCTTCCGGCAGATACGTCCGTCGCATGGTTCAGGGAAGCCATAAGCACAGCCCATGAAGTACGGTTTATCACTGGCGGCCGGCTGTCATTTCTGAACGCGACTACAGGCAAAGCAGTAAACGGGAATAACAAGGGGTCAATACTCGTTATCTGGCATCCATACCCGCGAACGCACTGCCAGTTTTCAACTGTTGAGCGTGATGTGCTGATGGAATACGGACGGCGAAGAACAAAGGCGGCAGCATGACACGACGACAAAGTCCAACGCAAAAAGCCTTAGACAATCTCATCTACCGCGTCACAACCCGCACTAAACGAAAGCCAGAACCAAACCCATCCGACATTAAATCATTCCCGTATACCGCTCATCTCACCCAGGTGAAATGGGACCGTATGCGTGCGAGGAAAAGACATGACTGACTACAGCAAGCTAAGTGATTTCGAAATTAACTGCGAGGTATTAGCGGTATTCAACCCAGACATTAAACACATGAGCCTCAGTGGAGACAATTCATGCTTTTACGATTGCGGCCCGACAGGGGATGGATGGAATCAAATAGACATCCCCGACTTCTGCAACAACCCGGCGGACGCATGGCCGATTATTGTCGATAACAACATCAGTGTTTATGCGATTTTCGACGGCGACAAGCGCGGGAAATGGGGGGCGGAAGGTTTCAATTACAATTCGCCATATTACTTCAATAACAACCCACTCCGCGCAGCGATGATTGCCTACCTCATGATGCAGGACGCTACCCATGCTAACTCCTGAATCCTCCCACAATTACGAACAGCAATCCATTACCCGCGCTGGTTACTGCTGTAGCTGCACTAACCCATTAGCTGAAGACGAAACCTACTGTTGCGAATCCTGTGCTCTGGAGAGCGTGGTATATCGCGACCCCAACGGATATTTAGCAGGAGATGAGGAAGATGGTTAGCAAATACAGACGTTTTCTCACTGAAAAAGAGACTGCATACATCCGGCGTGTGGCAGGTAAAGCGCCAGCCTGGGTTATTGCTCGCCAGATAAAGCGAAAAGAGAAAGACATTTTCAACTGGGGCTCACGCAATCACGTCAGTCTGCGAGTACCCAGTCATATTATGAATAAGTACTGGAGGGGTCATGGCACTAAAACGGGACAAGTTTGATGACATATTCTCCCGGCTCGTCAGAGAGCGAACGGGATGGCAATGCGACTATTGCGGTAAAATATTCGATTCCACAGACCCATCAGAACGACAACGACTACACTGCTCCCACTTCAAATCCCGACGACACAAAGCAACCCGATACCACCCCTATAACGCCTTTGCTCACTGCATCGGTTGCCACAGAAAGCTCGAAGAAGACCCCTACGAATTCACTTCTCACGCCCAGCTAACCTACGGCGAAATGACAATAGACCGCGTAGCGCATCTGGCATGCGTTCCTGTGCGTTTAAAGCCGTGGCAGATGGATGAGCTTTACCAGCACATGAAAAGTGAACTGAAGCGCATTGAGGAGCTAAGGCGACAGGGTGTTATGGGGCGCATCGAGTTCACACTGCCCGACTGGTATCAGGAGGGAATAACAATCCGTTTAGGGGAGGCCGCATGACCAGAGAATACGTCAAGAAAATCCATTACCCGTGCGAAACAGCGGCAATCTTTCAGGATGTGCTCTTTGTTATCCGGCCTGAGCACGCATCAGAGCTTCTTAACGAATGTGACCGCGCTGCTGAGTTCTTCCTGAATTACTTCCCATTCTGCAAGTTGGAGGATGTGAGAGAGGGCATCGTTTACAGCTTCGGCGGCCTGTACCTGAACGATTGCCAGTTAACCCGGGAGGCCGCATGAGCGTAACAGACATCAACTCAGCACAGCAGCGCCACAAAGACCGGGAGATGCTCACCAATATCGACAAGGCATTACAGACTAACGAGGAAACTCGTCAGCGCCTTGAAGCTATGCGCCGAGAGGTGATCAACCGATTGGGGATTAACAAGCCGGACGGCCCGGAGGATGCAGCGTGAGGGCGAGAGAGCTAAACCTAAACAAAGAACAGCATGACTGGCTCAACGGCTGGCTTGAATTATGGGGGGCATGGGTTTACTCAGGCAGACTTGAAAAGCGCATGAGCAGCGTTATAGCTCAGTTCATGGAGAAAGTTGAGCCGTCCAGGGTAATGACGCGGCCAATGTGCAATGACGATGACGGAATGTTGATTTCTCAGGTCGTAGATTCCGTTATGCGCATCGACACAAAGGCCTTCGGTATTCTGCTTAGTTACTACTCTCACGGCTCATCCAAGTACGCCATATCATCCTACTACCACAAGACCGCAAGTCCCCGCAAAATGTCAGGACGGGGAGGCGATAGGGTGCGCAAACCTTCACTGGTCACATGTCGCAGAGAGGTGGACGAAATTCTCAATGCGTCACTGTTCATGCTTTACCAGCCGATGGTTAATGCATTTAACAGTCGCAAACGTGTCGAGAAAATCAGACATGTCGCATAGATTGTGTTGACATCTGTGATCAATTGAGCAATGATAAATACATAAGCTGCCGTTAGTGACTCTTAAGTTGCTACGGTGGCTTTTTTATTGCCTTATTCGCATCAAAAAATGAGCCGAATAACTCCCGCATTCGGCTCATCACGACATTTTCTGTTAGCGCTTATCTAAACTCCGGTCATCAACTCAATACCCTCATCGAACCTCTGCGGTAACTGGATAAGCGCTAAGCACAAAAAAGAAAACCCAGCGCTATGGCTGGGCTTCGTGAATGAGCGGCATGAATTGTTAGCGCAATCCACGCCTGAAATGCTCGTAAATGCCGGTCACGAACAAATCAATGAATTACGCATTCAACGTATATCGGATTTGTTCAGTGGGCTATCTCCAACATTCTTAATCTGAACAAGTCCCCTGCATGGGGATAAGACATGAAAATGCCCGAAAAACATGACCTGCTTGCTGCACTTGTTGCGGCTAAAGAACAAGGCATAGGGGCAATCCTTGCGTTTGCAATGGCGTACCTTCGCGGAAGATATAATGGCGGTGCGTTTACTAAGACAGTAATCGACGCAACGATGTGCGCCATTATCGCCTGGTTTGTACGTGACCTTCTCGATCTCGCTGGCCTGAGCAGCAACCTTGCATACATCGCGAGTGTGTTTATCGGCTATATCGGCACTGACTCCATCGGTGCGCTAATCAAACGCTTTGCAGAAAAGAGGGCTGGAGCTGGCGATACCACCCGGCAATAGCCTTATGAGGTGAGCATGAGCCAAGTTATCCCCTTATTAAACTTTGAAGAAGGCTACAGCGAAAAGCCCTACATCGATACCGAGGGTTATCCGACAGTAGCTTGCGGTATAAAGATTGGCCCCAAAGGCGCAAAGTTGAGTAACTACACCTTCACCGTGCCTCGCAACGTTGGCGACGTCTGGTTAGAGAGCTTCGTTAACGCAACGGTTCTGAAGATGAATTTCAACCCCGCGATTGTCTCTGCACTCAAAGCATGTAACGGCCCGCGCCGCGACATCCTTATCAGCATGGCATATCAGATGGGCGTAATTGGCCTGGCAGGATTTAAGAATACGCTGGCGATGATTGCTGACGGCAATTTCTCCGGTGCAGCTAACGGCATGCTCTCCAGTTTATGGGCGAAACAAACGCCAAATCGCGCAAAGCGTCACGCAGAAGTAATGCGTACCGGTGACATGAAAGCCTACGAAGGATTGCTCAAATGAAAATCCGACTCGTAGACGACTGGCGTCACTGGTGGCGATGGAACTCCACGAAAGTGATTGTCGCTTTAGGTGCTCTGCCGACTATCTGGTTTGAGCTTCCTCCCGAATGGAAGGCGGAAATACCCTCAAGCTGGATGCGTGTCGGCGCGATTATCCTGATGGTCGTCGGCGTTCTGTCTCGCATGACACTGCAAAAGCCACCGGAGAAGAAAGATGGGAACGATTGAGTTGGTCCTCTCTGGCCTGCTGGCGTTCGTCCTGGCTGTGCTTGGCGCTTTCGGTATCGGTCGCAGTGGAGGCAAAAGGGACGCTGAACAGAAGGCTGAAGCTAAGCGAATCGACGAATACATTCAGGCAACCACCGCAGTCACTGAAAAGCGCATTGAAGCATCGAAAGGAGCCGCAGATGTTCAGCAGAGTGTTAACCGTATGCCTGATGACGATGTTGATCGCGAGTTGCGCCAAAACTTTACCCGCAAAACCTGAGGTCATTGATACCGCCTGTAGCTGGGTGCAGATCATCTACCTGACAGACCATGATATTGACGTACTGGACAGGCAGACGAAGAAAGACATTCTGGCGCACAACAAGGCCTGGCAAGCTAACTGCCACAGATAGATGCGTTTCGCAGTAGTATTTTTAAATAAAAAGAAAGCCAGAAATCACCTATACTCGTGCGCAAATTGTAGCCTTCATGGAATGAATTATGAACCATCATAGTGGTGATTTTGATAAAATCCTGAGTATTATTATAGTCTTGGCTGTTGAGCATTGGATTATTGCCTCCCTCGTGGTTGGTTTGGCCATGTACCTAATAGGGTCGGCCATAAATGAAAATGCACAGACAGACTTTGGTGCGATCACATCTGGAGTGGTTGGGGTGTGTGGGCAATTGATTTTAGGCTTTGGCGTGCTCGCAAGTATCGTAGGGATTGTTAAGTTCATTTGGATCCATGCTTGAAGTGACCATTACAAAGCTCATCCCCGGGTGGGCTTGATAATGGAAAAAATTAAAACTTATATTGTGGTTGACATAATTCATTGTTTTGCAATGGTTATTTTGTTGTTGGTATAATTAACTCGTTCCACAGATAGGGGGTTAATATGCTGACAATAATTCTGTTTGACGATGGGAAGCCTGGCTTGATTTGGCCTACCGAAGAAATTGGCAAAGTGGTAAAAGTCCCTGACTACCAGTTTAAGGCTCGAGAAATGCTCGGTGGTGTGGCGGTCATGCCTGATGTGGAGTATCAGGTCTATGAGTTCCAGATGGATGACGAGATTTATCTGATTGGAGTAAATGGGGGCAGTCCAAGCGACGATGTAATTAAGTCTCACATCAAGCATGGCGACCCCAAGCCGAAACCATACAAAACACTGTAACCGCCTCCGGGCGGTTTTTTTATTGCCATCACAATGGGTAGGCAAAAGAGCTTTTTGGAAGTGGGAACGCAGCCCCACAACCAAGCGTGAAAAGTAAGACGTCATTCATGGTCACATCATTTGTTTGGTCGAACACCTTGCGGTACACAGCTTGGCACATCTGAATGGATTTCTTCATGGCGTTACTCCTTGCTCGGATTGTTGCATTCATCATGGATAGTGTTTTTGGCATCAAAGGCAACCAGAGTAGCCCTATCGTTATTACATTTTTCACAGTCTGAATGACGTCACCTTCGCAGCTTCCAAAAAGCTCTAAGTTCACTATTGATCAATCTCTAATAAACTCAAAGGATTTTTTATGGATAAGCCGGACTGGGAGGCTATCGAATCGGCTTACCGGGCTGGTTCGTTATCAGTTAGAGCCATCGGTGAAAAGCATGGCGTTAGCCACGCCACCATCCTGAAAAGAGCAAACAAAGAAGGATGGCAGCGCGACCTGACTGAAAAGGTCAGGACAGCAACCAAGGCCAAAGTAACCAAGTCGGTAACCAAAGACGGTAACCAGTCACCGGTGGTTACTGACGCGCAGATTATTGACCAGGCATCCGATGAAGCCGCCGCAGTAATTATGGCTCATCGTGAGGGTCTGGCGGCATGGCGTGGCATCACCAATAAGCTCCGCGACTTCCTCGAAGATGCAGAAATAACGGAAGACAATCACGCATCCATGTCCCGTTCAATCACTGCCGGTGTCGATGCTCAAATCAAAGTGATTAACGCAGAGCGCAAGGCGTATAACCTCGACTCTGAGGAAGCCAATAAGACGGTCGATGACCTGTCTAACCTGATGGATTCACTGTCTCAGGGGGCTTAATGAAACCTGAGCACCTCAAGCTGCTGAGAGATAAGGACTGGCGACTCAATAACCTTTACTGGATCACCGACAAAGAGGGAAAGCCTACACGCTTCAGGATGACGCCTGAGCAACGTGAGTACTTTGAAGGTATCCACACCCGCAACATCATCCTGAAGGCTCGCCAGCTCGGTTTCACTACCGAAGTCTGCATTATCCAGCTGGACGCCGCGTTATTTGAGTCGGCAAAGTGTGCGCTGATAGCCCATACGCTAAACGACGCCAAGCGCCTGTTTCGCGAAAAGGTTAAGTACGCATACGACAAGCTGCCAGCAGAGATTAAGGCAGCCAATCCGGCGAGCAACGATTCTTCAGGGGAGCTCGTATTCAAGAAGGGCGGATCACTGTACGTCAGCACCTCTTTCCGTGGTGGTACGCTGCGCTACCTGCACGTTTCAGAGTTCGGAAAGATATGTGCCAAGTTTCCGCACAAAGCCCGTGAGATCGTCACTGGTGCGTTTGAGGCGGTATCGACAGGCTGCTTTGCCACAATCGAGAGCACAGCAGAGGGCCGGGCGGGTTACTTCTTCGATTATTGCCAGACAGCAGAGAAAGCGCAGTTACAGGACAAGCCGCTTTCACCACTGGACTGGAAGTTTTTCTTCTTCTCCTGGTGGAAGAACCCGCAATATGCATTAGATCCGGTAGAGCCGCTACCAACGCGCCTGGTTGAATACTTCGCTGAGATGGAGGCGAAGCACGGCGTTGTTCTGAACGAGCGCCAGAAAGCCTGGTATCACGCCAAAGAGAAAACCCTCGGCGATGACATGAAGCGCGAGTATCCAACCATTCCTGCAGAGGCGTTTCAGCAGTCGGTCGAGGGCGCGTATTACGCCAAGCAGTTCCGCTGGCTCTACACCAACAAGCGGATCGGCCAAATCCCGGATAACTCACACCTCCCGGTTCATACGTTCTGGGATATCGGCGTGGGCGACTCAACGGCGATCTGGTTCATTCGTGAGGTCGGTACTGAATTCCACGTTATCGACTACTACGAAAACTCAGGTGAGGGCTTGCGGCACTATATGAAGGTGCTGAAAGACCGAGGCTATGAGTACGGCGAACACTGGGGTCCGCACGACATCGATAACCGTGAATTCGGTGCTGATGCCAAATCCCGTAGAGAGCTTGCCCGCGAGGGTTACGAGATTGACGGCCAGATGTACTCCATGACCTTCAATGTTGTGCCGAAGGCTGGCGTCGACACCGGCATCGAGTCGGTGCGTGAGATTCTACCCTCATGCGTGTTCGATGAAGAGAAGTGCGCCGAAGGCATCTCTCACCTCGAAGGTTATCGCAAGGAGTGGGATGACAAGCGCGGCTGCTGGAAAGATAAACCTCTTCACGATTTCACCTCTCACGGCGCTGACGGCTTCCGTTACTTTGCTGTAGCGAAGAACAACCGCAAGCAGGTCGGCGCAGTATTCTTCTAAGGAGTTCATCAGTGAGTGAACAACAAGGCGAGGTTTCATTCCTCGTTAACGCCCTTGCTGATGCGATAGGGCGGCAGCGAATGCTGTACGCAGGCCAGCCGGGGAATACCAAACGCACGAAGCTGTGGGATGAATTCGGCTATCCGAATAATCTTGAGTTCGACCGCTACTACCGAGCCTATGAACGGAATGCTGTGGCGTATGCCGCCGTGCATAAGCTTCTCGAATCCTGCTGGATGGACAATCCGACCATCATTGATGGTGAGGAAGAGAAAGAAGCCGAGGAGACTACGGAATGGGAAAAGGCGGTAACGAAGCTGCTGAAGAAGCATTGGGCGAAGATTAAAGATGCCGATCGGCGAAATCTTGTCGGCCGTTACTCTGCGCTGCTAATCCAGTTCCGGGACGGCAGGGAGTGGAGTCAGCCAGTAGATAAGAACGTCGTTGCTAGGCTGAAAGATAAGTCTATCGTGAAGCTTATCCCTGCGTGGGAGTCTCAAATCAAGCCGGGTAATTTCGACACCGACACGCTTTCTGAAACATACGGGCAGCCAGTTTCTTACAATTTCAACGAGCAGCCGGTTGGCGATGATGGCACTTATGGGCCAGTACGCGGCGTTACAGTTCATCCCGATCGGATCATTATTCTTTGCGAAGGCGCAGAAGATGAAAACATGCTTTCCGGCGTGCCTTTTCTGCGTGCTGGCTATAACAAGCTTCTTGACCTTGAGAAAGTATCCGGCGGCAGCGCCGAGGGCTTCCTGAAGAACGCCAGCCGCCAGCTTGGTATTGCCTTCGATAAAGAAACCAATATGGATGCACTAAAGCGTGCAGCCACTGACGCTGGTTTCAAGGATTTGGGCGATGCATTAAACGATAAAGTCGCGAAGATGAACCGCGGTACCGATGCGGCACTTGTCATGCAGGCCGGTACGCCATCGGTTCTTTCTGTTGCAGCCGCTGATCCAAAACCGACATGGGAAGTCACCGCCAACGAGTTCGCCGCTTCAATTCAATGCCCATTCACCATTCTGTTTGGTCAGCAAACCGGGCGCCTTGCTTCGGATGAGGATAAGACGGACTGGGCGAAACGCTGCAATGGCCGCCGATGGGGCTTTATGTCTTCGGTAATCGAAACCATCCTGGAGCGCTTCTGGACGCTTGGCGTTATCGACCAGCCATCATCCGGCGAAGTATCGCTGGCATGGTCCGATTTGCTGGCACCGAGCGAGAAAGAGAAGATTGCCAATATGCAGGCGATGGCGACTGTGGCTAAAGACACTCAGCAGGCATTCGGTACGCCTGTGGTAGACGAAAATGAAATCCGCGCCGTGGGTGAGCTTGAACCTCGCAAAGAGGTTAAAACTCCCGACCCTGACCAGAAGGTGATTACCGATGATCCTCTCAACCCAGCAGACGAGAATCGGAACGCCGATCGTACCGCGCAACAAGGCTGACCCGACACAATCCTCCCGGCAGGTTAGCAGGATGTTCAGAGATATCGAAGAGCGGTATCTCACCATCAAGCGCCGTCTTAAAGAGCTTTTCGACATGCGTCTGACCGGGAGGCAACAAGAAACCAACGGTAAGCGCTCCTGGATGATGTGCATTAACTCCGGTTCTGGCCCTTCGCTGTATCAAGTCAACGCCGGAACATACATCTACGACATGACGGCAGCGCAACTGGCTGACCTGCTTCAGGTGGTGCAAACCATCCTTGATGATTCGCTTCTTGAGGGAGGAAGCCAGAATCTGTGGGCGCTTGGGTATGTGGCAGCAGAGTACGAGCGCGGAACGCTGGCAGCGTTTACTAATCTGTCCGTTCAATCATCTGTTTACGAAAGCCAGACTACGCTACAGCAACTACTTTCCAGCCCTGCATATCAGAACCAGATAGCCAGCGCTTACGTTAGCACGTACAGCGACTGGAAAGGCATTAGCGATGCTGCTCGCGCCGATCTGGCTAATGTCATTGCAGAGTCAATTGGACGTGGAGTCAGCCCGAGAGAAACTGCGCGGATTATCAGTAAGCGACTTGATGTAAGCATGTCCAGCGCCAAAAACATTGCTCAGACTGAGCAGGTCGGTGCGCTGCGTGAGGCTCAATGGAACGAGACTGAATGGGCTTCTGAGCGGTTAGGTTTAAATACTGGGCTGCTTCATCTTTCAGCATTAAAGCCTACTACGCGACAAACACACGCTTACTGGCATGGAAGGGTGAGAACCGTTGCGGAAGTAAAGGAATGGTACTCGGTAAACGGTAACAAATATCACTGCTACTGTAGCCAGGTTCCTGCGCTTCTCAATGACGACGGTAGCATATTCAACGAAGGGCTGGCGGATAAGTTAAAACAAGAGAGAACCTCTTGGGTTGTGGATTCATAAGTTAACTTTGCAAAATGATAACTTGATACTCTAAATATTAGATGTTAGATTGTTTTTATCAGCTCATCATTTGCGCTGGTGAAACCCATGTAACTCGCTAGAGGATTAAAAATGCCCAGAATTCGTATCTCTCCTGAGGGAACAGCAAAGCTCATCATTTTGAACCTTGATGAATATGCAAAAGAAAAAAGTAAGGTTATTACTCGCTACAAAATCTCGAAAGAAACAATGCGTAGGATCTCAAACCGATCAAATATTCACCCAGGCTTTATTCGCGAAGTAGGAAATTCACTAGGTGAACTTGGTTGGGTTTTAATCGAAAGTAATGACGATCACTACTGTTTCTTAAAACAGGACGCCATGAATAACTGGGCAAAGTTGACAGCTAAAAGGATTAAAAGCCTGAGAATACAGGGAGAGGAAGCAATTGCAGAAGCCTACGCCAGATCCTACCCTAGGGATGAGTTAGATATCGACTTTGAAGAATAAGTAATAACCCGCTTCGGCGGGTTTTTTATTGCCTGAAATCCACCAAAGAGGACCCAGCATGAAACGCAACCGCGTTAACGTGCTGTCCGTCGTCAACTCCGCTTCAAACATCACCACTGAAACCATCGACGGCAAACCACATATCGTGGTTCGCGGCATCACGCCTGTCGTGGACGATATCGTGATGAACCGGAAGTTGTACCCGGCAGCAGAAATCGAAAAAGCCTACAACACGCTTGAGCGTAACCCGATGCCGCTGGGCCACCCGAAAGTGGACGGCAAGCATGTTTCGGCGCGCGATGTCCGGGCGGTGAACAACTACCACGTCGGTGCCTGGTTGCAAAACGTCAGCCACATAGACGGCAAAGTAAGCGGAGATATGTACGTTGATCGCCAGTACGCCGAATCGAGCGAGAAGGGCAAGCGCCTGATCAACCGGCTGGATGAGATGGTGGCTGGTACCAATACCGAAGCCATCCATATTTCCACCGGGCTACTTTATTCCGGCATCGCCGCCAATGGCGAGTCAAAGGGCAAAAAGTACAACGAGATCGCCACTAACATGATGTTCGACCATGTGGCGGTGCTGCTTGATGAACCTGGTGCCGGGACGCCGGATGAGGGCGTGGGCATCTTCGTAAATGCCGAGGGGGATGAGCAGGAGATTGAGGTGGCGAATCTGGCCGACGCCGCCGACTGCACCCGCGAAGGGATGCTCAACAAAACTCGTTTCTTCTTCACCAACGCCTCCAATTTCTCCTTCGACGATATCCAGCGCGCCATCAGCGACAAGCTGCGCGAGGGTGCTGGCGAAGATAAGTGGCTCTGGCCGGAAACGGTGTGGCCCGACAGTTTCATCTATCGGGATGACACCAGATACCTGAAGCAAAAGTACCTCATCGATGATGCCGGTAAGGCCGTATTCGTCGGAGAGCCTGTAGAAGTCGTGCGCAAACCAACTGAGTACGAGATTAAAACCAACGGAGAGAACGATCCGATGAAAGAACTGATTATCAATGCGCTGAAAGCCGCTGGTAAGCCGACCGAAGGCAAGTCCGACGCCGAGCTGATGGACGCTTACAACCAGATGGCCGCCGAAAAGGCAGCCGCAAAAACCGAAACGCCTGAAGAGAAAGCCGCTCGCGAGAAAAAAGAGGCTGACGAGAAGGCTGAGAAAGAGCGTGCCAATAACAGCGCCGAACCACCGGCCTGGTTCAAGCCATTCGCTGAAAAGTTGGGCAGCATTGAAACCAGCCTGACCGTAAACGCGGACAAAGACAAAACGGACAAGCGCGCAGCAGTAAAAGCCAAATTCGGCCTTGATGACGTCACCGTTAACGCCCTCGACGGCGCAGCGCTGGACGGCTTCTATGCGCAATGCCCTCAATCAACCGGCCTGAATGGTGCCTTCCGCCAGGTCAATTCCTCTCAATCTTTCAGCGAAATGCCGGAGTAAGAAATGGCTAAAGATGGAAAGCATGTAATTCACGCAGGCGGCGTCTATCCGAATCCGCTGCTTAACCGTGAAGGCGGCGCTGCCGCGTCAACTCTGCCTGGAACGGTAGGTTTCTTCAGCGCTACTGACAAGTTTACTGCTTCGGTTGCCGGTGCTGAAAGCGCTATTAAGTACGTAGCCAACAAAGACTACCTGCGCTGCCTGAGTGTTGATGACGCCATTCCGACCAATGAGTTGGTCGTCGGTATTCATCCGCTGCCTGGTATGTTCCTGAACGTGCGTGCCGCCGCAGGCACCTACACCAAAGGGCAGCCGGTTGCTGTAGCAAATGGTCGCGTCACCGCTGTTGTCGCTGATGCCGTTGTATTCGCTTATGTCGAAGAAGATAAAGCAGTCACTGCGGTGGCCGGTGATCTGATTCGCGTTGTGTTCAAGTAAGGAGCACTGAATGTTTGTATTCTCCAAGTCTATCGGCGAAAAGACCGGTAACCTCGCAGTTAACCAAGCGCAATGGCGTGCTCTCGAAGTTGAGCGTAACGCCAGCGCGCAGGCGGCAGCTGATTTTCTGGCTCGCACTCAGTTTCGTGGCGATGCAGAAAACGCGCCTTATCTCGACGCAGTAAACGCTGTCGATGATATCCGCCGCCTGTATCGCGCTTTCGATACCACTGTCCTTCAGCAGTTCGAACCGAACACCGAATTCACACTGCTAAACGACCTGATGCCGCTGTCTCGATCAGTGCGCATCGAACAATCCCGATACGACTACGCTCGTACCGGTGGCCGTGGCTGGGCTCACACATCAATGTCCGGTCAGGTCGGCGCGGCGCTTGATGCCCGCAGCTACACCTTCGATGGAACGATGGTTCCGATCCATGACTCGGGATTCAAGTTCGAGTGGCGCGACCCAATCTTCAACAGCCCGTCGGCATTGCAATCTCAGGCTGATGCTCAGCGTGGTTCGGTTGAAGACGTGCAGCGCCGCTACGTCGATTACATCTTTAACGGCTTCCGCGATAAAGCGGGTAACTTCGCTGTGTTCGATGGCCTGACCTGGAAAGGCCTGCGTGACGATGAACGTGTGGCGCAGATCGACCTTGGCGCTTCTGGCCTGAACATCGACTTTACCTCTGGCGCAGCAACATCTCAGGCTATCCGCGCTGGCGCAATTGCGCTGCGTGATCAGATGCGTCGCGTGAACAACCAGTATGCTGAGCAGACCTGGTACGTGTCCGGTGAAATCATCTCCAACCTGGAGCGCTATTTCTCCGACAACTTCCAGTCCGGCACCATCATGGATGAAATCCTGAAGCTGACTGGCGTGGCGGCGATCAAAGAAGACAGCCAACTGACCGGAAACGAAATCGTAATTGTCCCGCTGGGTGCTGGCGTTATCGCTCCGATCGTAGGCCAGGCTATCGGTACCGTTGCATCTCCGCGTCCGGAGTACAACAGCGACTACATCTGGCGCACCTGGGGTGCAATGGGTCTGATGGTCAAGCAGGATATCAACAACAAATACTCCGTCATTCACGCATCAAGCTAAGGATAAATCATGGCACTGGTAGAAATCGTGGCAAGTAACCTGCACGCCGGTGCCAATCTCCGCAAACTGGAGGTTGGTTCGGTGGTGGAAGTGGACGAAGCAACGGCGAAACGCTGGATTGAGTCGGGAAAGGCGAAGAAAACCGACAAAAAGGAAGGCGATAATCTTTACCACTCTGATGAAGTTGAAAAGTCACTGTCCGAGCAGAAGAAAGGTAAATAACCATGGCTGACCCAATCACGGCGGCAGACGTGCAGGCGTTCCTCGGTGAATTGGGTTACTCAGGAGGGTATAAAACATGGCTGTAGTGCAGATAACGGCGGCGCAGGTTAAACAGCAGTTGTCTGCGCTTGGCTATACCACCGTTCCTGACTTCATGATCGACGCGTACCTGTGCAAGCTGGAGAAGATAGAACCCTGCCTGATTGCCGCCGGTTACGACGATTGCGATCTGATGCTCATCCAAGTGTACGCAGTCACCTTGATGGCTCTGACGGCGTACACGCAGCGGATTAAGTCGCAGGGCGCTCCGTCCGGTGCCTCTCGCTCGTTTGACTACGGCGAGAGCGTGCTCAACATGCGTGACGCGCTGCTGGCGCTGGATACGTCTGGCTGTACATCAGGATTACCCATTGATGTCGGTCAGAAAGTAGGGTTGTTTCTCGTTGTTGGTGGGTGTTAGTGCTGATAAAATATCCACGCGGCTAGGCTGATCACCGAAAGCAGAGATCGTAGACTCTGTTGCCGCAACCTCAATCTACGCGACCTTGCTACGAGGGTTACATGGATATCTGCACAGAAAAAAATCTTCCTGTGGACTACCTGCGAAAGCTGCTTGATTACGATGCACTTACTGGCGTTGTTAAATGGAAGCCCCGCGCTTTAGAACATTTCAAAAGCGAGCGAGATTCTAAAATCTGGAACACTCGCTATGCTGGCACTGTTGTAGGTGTTCAGAATCGCAGGGGATACCTGGTATTCAAGCTTAATAAGCGATGCTACAGGCTTCATCGTGTTGTCTGGGCGCTTCACTACAATGAGCACCCAGAAATCTTTATCGACCACATTAACGGTGATAAGCGGGATAACAGGATATCCAATCTGCGTCTCGTCGATGCTGAGGGTAATGCCAGAAATCGTAAAACTCCTTCGTCAAATTCATCTGGGATTATCGGCGTTAGGTGGGATAAGCGATATGGAACCTGGAAAAGCACCATTGGCGATGAAGGAGAGGATGTGCCTCTTGGCTCATTCGATAACCTGCTTGATGCCGCTGCGGCAAGAAAATCAGCAGAGGTGAGGTTCGGTTATCACCGAAACCATGGCAGATAACAAGACTTCAAACGACCAACCGCCTCCGGGCGGTTTTTTATTGGGCGCAATTCATGAACTGGAAATCAGTTAAGCACGGGCTGCCGCGCTCATTCGTACGCGTCTGGGTGATGACCGACACCGGGCGGGAGACTACCGGCTACGTGAAATCGGATGGCGAGTGGATCATCAATTGCCCGTCGGTCCGCGCAACCGGTGCTGTCGTAGTTGAGTGGAGGGCATAGTCTTGAGTTCAGTTGCTAACTGGTCTTACACAGCCAAAGCCACCATCTGGCGGAAATTACCAGGCAAAGATGAGTATGGAGACCCGCTTGGTTACGCTGCTCCGGAAATCATCCTCTGCGATTACGAAGGCGGTCTGTCGAAGCGTATCGGTAGCCTGGGCGCTGAAATAGTCGTGAAAAATACTGTGTGGACTGAATTTGCAGGTGCCGGGTCTGGAGATTACCTCCTTATAGGGGCGTCTGCTAATCCAGACCCGGTGGCGGCTGGAGCTGACGAGATTCGTCAGGTTATCCGCTATGCAGATACGTTTGAGCGCCTGGCGGATGATTGGGCATTACTGACGGGGGTGTAGCGTGGGAGTAAAGGTTAGGGGTGTGCGTCAGGTATCGCGAAACATTAATCGTGTCATAGACAATATTCAGCATCGCAAAGTCGCCAGGGCCATTTACTCCGCGCTTAATATCGGGGCATTGCAGGCGGCAGCCTATACGCCAGTCGACACTTCATTTCTGATTAACAGTCAGTTCCGTGAGTTAGTTGTAAATGGCACCCGACTGACTGGTCGGGTTGGATACTCAGCAAATTACGCTGCCTATGTTCATGATCCGTCCATACCGCAAACCTTCAGACTTGCAAGGGCGAAAAAAGAATTCCTCACCAAAGGCTTTGAAGAAAAGCAAAACGAAATTGACGCCGCAGTAGCCCGGGAGCTTTCGCTATGACACCAATGATGTTCGAGAGGGTGAGAAATCTCTTTGTAGAGGCAGGGCTAACGGTCGGCTTCGATATCCAGTTGCTGATGTACGAAGACCCGAATGACCTGACGAAAGCCGCTATGGTTTTTCGTCCTGGTGGAGGGACTCCGATCCGCAATGACCTTGGTGCTGAGCATTATGTGATGGTTGATGTGATAGGCGCAAAGGACAAACGCGGGGCCGCAACGAATGCGGTTCAGCGAATTGTCGATTACGTTCAGGCTAATCCCATCGCAGATGATTGCGTTGGATTTATACAGAACATGGGCGGAGTTCCGCCGCCGGTTTTAACCGAAGAGGGGAGATTAGTCTTCCGACTTCAGTTTTCATGCAATTTTGGCGATTAGCCATATCCCCCAAATAACCCGCTCCGGCGGGTTTCTTTTTATCAAAGGAGTTTTGCTATGGCTAATTGCCCTAATAGCAATGAGCGTTTGTTTGGCGGCGCTGTAGTGCTCGAAGTGGCCGATGGCTGCCCTGATGCGCTGCCGTTAGAGTCGGACTGGATGGCTCTCGCTGCCGGTACTTCGAAAGGCTGGGATTTCTCCCCCAACACCGTTACCAGCGATGCCGATGATGGTGGCGGCTACGTTGAAAGCATCATCACTAACTCGGATTTCACCATTTCTTTCGAGGGTGAAGTGCGTAAGCGTGACAAGCTGGACCAGTACGGCATTGGTAAATTCATCAGCTATTTTGCTGCCGAACTGAAAGCCCGTCGTCAGCCAGGAATCTGGGTTCGAATGGAGTACGGTCCGGTAACCTTCATTGGTTATATGGTTGTCACCGCGCTGAGCTCTGATGGTGGAACAAATGACATCGTCACTTTTTCCACCGAATTCAAAGTCGGTGACGCCTCTACCATTCAGGTTATCGAAACCGATACTGTGGCGGTAACCGGCCTGACCGTGACGCCGACGACCAGCACTGGCGCAGCAGGCGGCACAAGCACTTTCACGGTTAACGTTCTGCCAGCAGATGCCAGCAACAAAGACTTTACCGTAGCAACCACGGACGCGACTAAAGCCACTGCAACCGTATCGGGAAACACAGTGACAGTTAACCGTGTTGCAACCGGTACCGCGCAAATCATCGTGGCTACTGAAGACGGAAATAAAGTGGCAACACATACCGTTACGATCACCTGACGGTTATTACAAAGGGTGGCTGAGGCTGCCCTTGATAATAACCGCTAAACGGAATTACCCATGACCCCACTGAAAGAGATTGGTGAGTGCCTTATCACCGCCGGAGACGATGAATACTTCTTCCGCCCGTCGTTTATCAACATGACCCGTATCGGGGAACCCAGGGAGATTGTTCAGGCGTTCTATGACCTGCACCACGATGAAGTCTCTGGTGTGTTGCAGTCGGCGCTGGGGGCTTACGGTTCTATCCCTGCCTGGCTGATACAGCACATCAAATCGACCAGTTACGGACGCAAGGCGATGATGGCAGCCATGACGGTGCTGGCGGCGTGCTGTGACCGGGACGTGACGCCATTAACCGGGGAGATACATCCGGCCAAAGCATCAGGAAAAGCATTCAAAATGCGGCGCGGCGCAATGGATGAGTTCGACATGTTGGCAATCGCGCAATCGCTGATCACGCACGGCATCATCGGAAAGGCTAAGGTGCGTCGGCTCCAGCGGCATGAAAGCAAAGAATCGACGACTGAGTTTAACGCCTTCGAATACATTAGCGCCGCTCGGAATCACTTCAGCATGAGCCGGGAAGAGGCAGAGAAACTTACCATGACCGAGTTTACCCAACTTCTGGCTGCCAAATACCCGGACCAGAAAGGATTCACAAAAGAAGAATACGAAGCCGTTACCGAGGATTACCTTGCCCGCAAGGCGCGACGCTTGGCTAAAGCGAAATAGCCCACTCAGGTGGGCTTTTTATTTGGAATTTCCACACTAAATCCTGTGACATCCCATGTTTTTTCCCAGATTTCATAACCTAACTCTTTCAAGCGCGCGAAGGTATTTTCAAAAACTAAATCAAAGTCTTCATCACTGAGCCCCTCAAGATCGAGGTCATAGAGATCAATGTGAAAAGTGGTGTGCCCCATCCTTATCTTTTTGTTTATCTCCGAGAATGTTCTTTTGAAAATTATTCCAGCTAACTCATCTTTGGCTTTGCTTACGATATGTATAGCGTCTTGCGCAGAAATAACCTCGTCTTCTTTAATTTCATTTACAAAGCTTTCATCAAGTCGCAACACTATTTCGGCGTTCATTGAGCGATTGTTGGATTTTGCAGAACCTTCAATTTTTTCTTTTAATTCAACTGGAAGTCTAATTCTTAACTGAGGATCTTCTCTGCTCATATCGTTTTCTTAATCTTCAAAATTCACAATTTGTAAAGTATGCCCCACGGTGGGGTTGACATCAATGACGCACGGTGTGACACTTTGGTTGCCCCACGGTGAGGCATTTAATGGAGATGAGTATGGAAAAGGCAAAAGACATGTACCAGCGCAAGGTTCGCTTCCCTGAGGACGTGCGCAAAGCAATCGAAAAGAATGGCGGGGATGAGTGTCGTCAGTTCAATACAGAGCTGATTTACCAGCTTAGAAAGGTGTACGGATTGGCAGGTGAGAAAAGTGCTCAAGCATAAAAACGACGAAGCCCCAACTACTTGCGATAGTCAGGGCCTCTTATCGAACAAATCCCGCAATGGAAATATCGACATGAATATTGTAGCAAAATCAGACTTAAACTTCCAAGGCAAAGCGATTGTACCGGTATCTGGAATGAGTGGTATTTGGCTCACTTCTGCTGAAATCGCAAACGCGCTTCAGTATAAAAGCGCCAAGTCAGTAACCAACCTCTTTAATCAGAATGCAGACGAGTTTACCAGCGGTATGACTCAGGTCATCGAATCAGTGACCTCAGGTAATTACCGCAAAAATGTTCGCGTTTTTTCTCTGCGCGGCGCTCACCTGATTGCAATGTTTGCCCGTACCGATGTAGCCAAAGAATTCCGCCGCTGGGTGCTGGATATTCTTGATCGCGAAATGATGCATTCGCCGATCGCGAAGCAATTCACAGATGAAGAGCTAATCAGCCTCTGCTACCAACAGTTGTGGATGGAGAACAGCCAGAAGGTGTGTAAGGAGCTGTACCCGGCCATGAAACAGATTCGCTCTGAACTCAGCGGGAAACTTTATGACATTGCGAATGAGACCCGCCATATGTCAGAGAGGAACAAAGCAGTGTTGATTCGTGAGACCAAACACCTGGACAAATCGAATTTCGTCGTCAAACGCGCTCAGCAAATGCTGGCGAAGTTACGGGGAGAAGAATGGATTCACTGATGGGCGCATGGGACGGCGCAAAGAAAAACCGCCAGGTAGGACTGGCGGTTCACTGATGTCTAACAACGTATAGGAACGTATATGACTGCATTAAAGATAGCAGACCAAAGATCGCATGTCACCATGTCAAGCCGCGAGATTGCGAAGCTCACCAAAAAGGAGCATAAGCATGTAATTCGCGATATCTGGGATATGCTCAATGATTTGTACGGCATTGATAAAGATGGTCCACATCTGGACCATAAGAAAAATCATACGGTTACCCTTGTTGAGGGAGTGGATGTAACCGCCGACTATCGCGGTTACGTTTCTCACTTTCGGCTGGATAAGCCCCATGTTGAATGCCTCCTCACCGGATACAGCGCAGTGCTTCGAATGACGGTGATTAAGCATATTTACAAGCTCGAAGAACAAATCAGCCGTCACGCACTGCCTTCCAGTTATAAAGAGGCGTTGCTTGCACTGGTTCAGGCAGAAACTGAAAAGGAGCAAATTGCTCTCGAACGTGATCAGGCTATCGAAACTAAAGCATGGATTTCTGAAAAGCGTGAGGTAACTGCGATGGCAACAGCTTCCGCCGCCGTTCGCGCCAAAAACAAACTGGCAGAACGCATCGGGGAAGGAAAGAACTATGCCGCCATTATCCCGGTAGAGAAGAAGCTCGGGCAGAAATTCAAATGGCAGCCACTCCGCAAGTGGTGCAGGGAGAATGACACTGAACCGCATGAAGTCGAAGATCCGCGCTTTGGCACCGTGAAGTCATGGCCCCGCGCCGCCTGGATTGCCGTATATGGTGTGGACCTTCGCAAGCTGTTCTAACTAATCACGATATTTTCGTATTGATAACCCAACCCGCTTAGCTGCGGGTTTCTTGCTTCCCTTTGCGTCACATCCCGGATAGGATTTGTACTGACTTTTACCAATGGGAATAGGGATATGAAGAAGCTTATTTTAGTTATGATTTCTTCAGCACTGATGAGTGGCTGTGTGTCATACCAGCGCTCAGCGGCTATAAACGCAATTCCAGGCGTGGAATTTCAGCAAAAAAATGGGAATGAGATCATAAAGTCTTATGAGGTTAAAAAAGATATTGGCGCTATAACCAAGGACTCCTTGAAGTCTTGTGTTCTGAGTAACGTTACGAATAGACAAGTTCAGCTAACTGACGCCTCTAAAAGCTTCAGTGGTGCTTACACTGGGAATTACTATAACGTGCAAACCTCATCTAATGTGCAAGGTGGTTCTGTTATCCAGGCAGAGACTTCAAATGGGATAATCTTTGCCGGCACAGGAGAGTATCTGACAACCTCAATGGGGATAAAGAGAACAGTAAGATTCACCGGTGAAATCGCACCCTCTGGTCAACAAACGAAGTTCATGTTCTCCAATATACAGCAGGTTCAAAACGATAGCGGAGCTATCTCTAACAATGGCTTCTTTGATGTTGGATCTTGGGATGCGGCGAGCCCTGAAAGTGTTATAAATGTTCTAAACGAGAAGGCAGACTCCATCTCAAAATGCCTTTCGAAATATTAAACTGAATAAAATTCAAATAGACCTCGCTCCGGCGGGGTTTTTTATTGCCCGGAGATAAATAATGGCAGGCACTGTTAATGCTGGAAGCATCGTTTACGAAGTTGATATCGACACCGCCCGCCTGATTCAGGGTCGCCGGGATATCGATGCCGCACTAAATGGTATGAGCAACGGGATGGGCCGTCTTGAGGCAAGCGTTGACCGTACAGAGCGCTCTATCGGTTCTATGGAGCGGACTATGTCATCACTCAGCGGAGTTGCTCGTGGCCTTCTGGCGGCACTTTCTGTTCAGCAGGTTACACAGTATGCGGAGTCATGGGTAACGCTGAATAACAAGTTAGTAAACGCCCTCCGCCCAAACGAGCAACTTGCTGATGTAACACAGCGAGTGTTTGATATATCTCAAAGAACACGCAGCAGCCTGGACGCAACAGGCACACTTTATGCGCGTCTGGAAAGAGCCACGCGCAGTGCCGGGACAAGCACCGCAGATTTAGTAAAGCTTACTGAGACAATCAACAAAGGCCTGATGGTATCAGGTGCCACGACTGCCGAAGCCAGCTCCACCATGGTTCAGTTATCGCAGGCTCTGGCTTCCGGGGTGCTGCGCGGAGAAGAATTTAACTCCATTTCTGAAAATGGAAGTCGTATCGCAGTTGCTTTGTCCGACTCATTGGGTGTGACCATTGGCGAATTAAGAGCGATGGCGGCGGACGGGAAGCTAACTACGGATGTCGTAGTAAAAGGGCTTCTGGAGCAGGGTGACAAGATTGCCAAAGAGTTTTCGAAAACTGCAATGACGCTCAGTCAGTCATTCGAGGTTGCTACAGGCAACATCACTAAATTCGTGGGTGAATCATCAACAATCCAGTCTATCTACGGCGGTGCAAGTAGCGCTGTTGTGACACTTAGTCAAAACCTCGATGTCTTGTCAGGAGTTTTTGCTTCTCTGGCGTTGGTTATGGGCGGAAGATTTGCGGGAGCGCTCGCCGCCGCTGCATCAGCAAAAATTAAATCTGCAATGACGTCACAACAACTCGCCGCCGCTGAAAGCAGAACAGCTCAGGCAGCGCTATATGCAGCTAACGCAGCAGTGAGGAAATCAGCCGCTGACAAAGAGGCCGCTATATCTGCACATGCACTTGCACAGGCCGAATATAACGTAGCGCGTGGGAGTGCGGCAGAAGCCCTGGCCCTTGATGCATTAGTAGCAGCGAATTCACGCGTCATTGCCACGTCTACTGTTGCGGCAGAGGCGCAGCTAGCACAGGCGGCAGCAACTACCGCAGCAGGAACCGCAGCTACAGCCGCTTCAGCAGGCATGAATTTACTGAAGTTGTCTCTGTCCATGCTTGGTGGTCCGGCAGGCATTGTCATGATCGTGGCCGCAGGATTTTACTACTGGTATCAGCAGGTCCAAAAAGCGAAAGAAGAAAGCATTAGTTTCGCGGACAGTCTGGACGATGTGATTTCCAGAATGAAGGAGATGAGCCAGATTCAGTTGAAGTCGTCACTGGATAAAACGGTTGATTCTATAAAAAATCAGAAAGATGCCCTTAATGAAATGTATCGCAGTCTTGATGATGCCAGGGAAAACGCCAGAAATTTGGAAAGCCAGTTGAATGGGCTTAAAGAATCGGGCGCTCCCGCATACATAGTTGCTGAAGCACAAGAAAGATTAACCGAGGCACTTCATGAGGTATCAGATCAGGCAGCTAAGGCTGAGAATGCATCGCAAAAACTATCTGGCACTCAAAAGAAACTTGCCGACATCCAGGCTGAATTAAACCAAAAGATACGGGATTCTGAAGCGGCATTCGAAACCCTGTATGAAAACTTAAACACCAGAATTCCAAATGCCAACAAAGCCGCAATCGCTGCTATGGCATTAACAATTCAAACGCTGGATGTTTTAAATAAAAAGTCAAAAGATGGCGGGACCGTCGAGCCAAAACCCACAAAAGAAGCCGCGCAACTTATCAAGAATGCCGAGCGTCGGCTTGCACTGGCAAAACTTGAGGGCGAGGCAAGGGCGAGGCTACAGGCGCAATACGATGCTGAAGATGCCAATATAACTAAGAAAGAAACAATTGAATTCCTTAAAGACCAGTACGCTGAAACAGACCGCGTAACAAGAGCCACAAAGGAAAATAAAAAGGAGTCAAAAGCTAGCGCCTCAGCCGCCGAATCAGACGCCCATAAGCTTCAGAAACTCAAGGAAGCATCCGAGATAACCGCAGACTCAACAGAACAGCTAAGCCGCGCTAAGGCCATTCTCAACGCACAAAATTCGCTTAGTAAAAGAGCCACCCCTGAAATGATAAAGCAGGCTGGTGATTATGCTGCGAAGCTATGGGACAACGCCAATGCGCTTAAAGCTCAGGCGGCTGCTGAGAAGCTGAAAGCTGAAGCGGAGCAGGCTGGTAGATTTTCTAATCAGGAAAAAGCCGCCGCCGATATTGCGGTAAATCCCTATACAGGTAAGGCAACTAATCCGGCAGCCCAGGTTGAACTTGAAGAGAAGCAGAAACTGGAGGCTGTTGCAAAATACCAATCCATCGGCGCCATGACTGAGAAGGAGGCGCAGGATACTCGCACTGCCATCGTAAAACAGGCTGCTTACGCCAGAATGCAAATCGTCAAAGAGGAAGCACAGAAGCAGGTCGACAGCATGAATATGATGCTGGGGGGATTCCAGTCCGGGTTCGAAGGGTTGGCGAACATCATCGCGAAAGGCGCAGGAGAGAGCTCGGCGGCGTACAGGGCGCTTTTTGCTGTAAGCAAAGGATTTGCTATTGCTCAGGCAGGTCTAAATCTCCAATTGGCAATTTCCAATGCTATGGCATCTGGGCCGTTTCCATGGAACCTTGCCAATATGGCATCTGTAGCAGCGGCTGGAGGGCAGCTTGTCTCTGCAATTGGCGGCGCATCATATGCTGGCGCTCGTGAACACGGCGGCCCTGTATCAGCCAATTCAATGTACCGCGTTGGGGAAGGTGGTAAGCCTGAAATATTCAAGGCCAGCAACGGCAGCCAGTACATGATACCGGGTGATAATGGTCGGGTTATTAGCAACAGGGATATGCAGGGCGGCGGCAGTGGCGATGTCACAATCCATCAGGAGAATCACTATCACTTTGATGGAAGCCCAAACAGCCCGGAAACAATAAAGCAGTTTGATAAGGTGGCGTACAACGCTGCATTACGCGCTATCAGAAATGAACAACGCCCAAATGGGATGCTGGAGAAAAGCAGGTGATGCCTCATTAAATAATGAATAACCCGGTTACCATGTGATCAATTAACGACAAAGGAGAAAATTGTGGATTATCAGATTGAGGATATTACGGCTTTTGACAACGATCTGGGCAAGGGGATTATCGCTAGGGTGACGTTTAACTATGATACCCACCTGAAAAGCATTGTTGTCCATGTTGAAATTCCTCTTGAGAAAGAGGATTCGCTGTCAGTGGTGGAAGAGAAAATATTCACAGAAGCCAAGAAGCAACTCAAACAACTGATTGCTGGCTTCTGATTTCCGAATTGACTGCACATGAACCCGCTCCGGCGGGTTTTTTATTGGGAGCAGCTAATGCCAGAGACATTTATTTGGAAACCCCAAAAAGGTTATTCGGTAGAGCGCACGCCTAATGTGTCTGTAGTAAAGCTTGGCGACGGATATGAGCAAAGGCAGGTGAGGGGGATCAATCCGCTTATGGATAAATACGCGCTCACCTTCATCGGCGTCAATGATGCTAAATGCTCAAAACCAAACGTGGCCCGAGCTGCCGAGGCATTTCTTAAAGCACGCATGGCGGTGGAGTCGTTCTACTGGACACCATCAGATACAGGAGTGCAGGCGCTGTTTGTCTGCCGCTCCTGGAATATGACAAAAACCGGGCCGCTCTATGAACTGACGGCCACGTTTGAACAGGTACCACGATAAAGCCGAAAGGCGGGAGTTAAAAATGCAGTTAAGCTTTGACGTTTCATTTCCCACGCAAGATATTCGCATTACACCCGGGTACGCAGAAGAAATTCGCAATAGTTTTAGTTTCACTGCTGGAGTAGTAAAGACTTTGAAGGTTAAAGTTGTCGTGAAGGGGTTAACCTCTGATAAGTGCGATGACACCATGCTGGTGATTAATTATTCAGAGGACTATCTTGATAAATGCTCCTTCGGGGAGGTTATTAATCGAGCGGAGCAATATGCACGAAACTATTGCAGAAACCTTGGTCTGGGCGCGACTTAACGCGCCCGTGTTATTAATCAACTTCCGGTAATTTATCGAATATCTCCCTGGCTCTCGCATTTACCAGATAGGCGTACTCTGACTCAGCAAGCTCTTTCTGATTTTTGCCTAATTTGGATGATCCAAAAATGGCTTCCATGGCCTCCATGTTATACCCAAAGAATTGTTGAGGTGTCTTGCCTGACAGTTTGGCAGTCACAGCAAGGTAAAAAGGTAAAACTTTATCAATAATATCATCATGTTCTACTAACTGAGGCAAAACCGTATCCAGTTGTTGGCTCAGCGGCTTCATGAAATCATGACCTTTAACCATTTTATTCCCTAATCAGAGGTAATCAGCCATCCCTCTTGTCTGAGTGCGCCAGCGTCCCACCGCTGACGGGCTGAACCCACAACATAACCAGGGATAGCGATATATCCCATCCTGATATTCGAACAGTAGCCACCTCCGGGTGGCTTTATTTATGGGAGATTTTCGTGCGCGACATTCCACCAGAGTTAATTATCGAAAGCGTTGACGCCGGAGTCGGCGCGTTTATAGATCTCTTTGAAGTCGATCTCCGGCCGTACGGCGGCGATGTTGTGCGATTCCATTCCGGCACCAACGGTTTTTACAACAACGTCATCTGGCGCGGTAACGCCTATCCCGCTTATCCCATCGCTGTCGAAGGCTTCGAGAGCCGGAATGAAGGTACCTATGCGCGCCCGGTTATGGCTGTCGCGAACGTCACGGGTATGATTTTTGGGATGAACCATGATTTCGATGATCTACTGGGTGTAGTTGTCACGCGCCGCCAGGTGCCGGTGAAGTATCTTGATGCGGTTAACTTCCCCAACGGTAATCCGGAAGCAGATCCTACTGTGGAGGCAGTGTCCCGTTACGTTGTCGAGGAGATGACAGAGGAAACCTCAGAACAGGTGACTTATTCCCTCGCAACGCCGGTGGACTGCGACAACGCTATTATTCCGGCGCGGACTATCCTGGCGGATGTCTGCCAGTGGGTGTATCGCGGTACCGGCTGCAATTACGACGGACCGCCGGTCGCCGATGAACGGGACAACCCGACCAGCAACCCTGCGCTGGACAAATGTTCTCACCGCCGCACAGGTTGTCGCTTCCGGTACCCGCGACCATACCCCATGCCAATCAGCAGTTTCCCCGGTTCACAGAAGGTTTCCTGATGCAGGAATTACTCGAGTATGCGGCCTCGTCGCAGGATGAAGTGTGCGCACTGATAATCAACGATACCCGCGTCTACCCGTGCCGTAACGTCCATCCCGATCCGGCTCACCATTTCCGTATCAGCGATGAAGACTGGCTGGCAGCGGAAGAGGCGGGGGAAGTCACTGCGGTATTTCACTCACATCCGCAGGCGGTACCGGTGTTGTCAGGTGCTGATCGTGCTATGCAGGTTATGACAGGACTGCCCTGGTGGCTGGCGTGTAACGGCGAGCTGCGAAAGTTCCGCCCGGTAGCGCACCTGCTGGGCCGGAGGTTCGAGCATGGGGTGACGGACTGCTACACGCTTTTTCGCGATGCGTATCACCTGTGCGGCATTGACCTGCCGGATTTTGCGCGGTCCGACGGCTGGTGGCTACGCGGGGAAAATCTCTACCTGAACAACCTTGCGACTAATGGCTTTCAGCAGGTCTCCCCTGGCGAGGCCGTACCTGGCGATGTGATTATCCGCCAGCCCTTCCCGGGAGCCGACCCGTGCCATGCGATGATCCTGCTGGACGATAACATAGTGCTTCACCACGACCACGCCGGGCACCTCAGCAGGCGTGAACCCTTCCGCATGGCTTACATGAAACAAACCCATTCCATCTGGAGGCATCACCGGTGCTCATCTTTAGATTTGCGGGGCATTTCCGCAGACATTTCCGCCAGGTCACATTAAACGTCGATACCCCCGCACAGGGGCTGAGGTTACTGCTGGCCCAGTGCCCGGAATTCAAAAAAGACTTTCTGAAATCGCGGGTGCGCGTCCGGATTGCAGGTGAAGACGTTGCAGCAGACGCGATGCGCTGGCACCTGGACAGGCGTCTGGCTGATGGTTCCAGTGTGCTTTTTGTGCCGGTGGTTGAGGGGGCAATTACCGCAGCAGCCGCCGCGTGGATCGCTGTGGCGGTAAGTGTGGCCTCCATTGCCTACAGCGTTTACATGTCCCGCAACATGAAAACCAAAACATCAGCCGAGGCGGCAGAAAACAACACAATCACCAACAACTCTTTCACCAGTGCGGAGAACCGCGCCGGACAGGGGCGTCCAGTGCCAATCCTGCTGGGCGAGATGGTGTGTGGCTCTAACGTTATTTCCCTCGGTATTGACACCACAAATAACCAGGACTGGACAGAATCAATAAGTTAAGGTGGCATTATGTCTTCAGGCGGCGGCAAGGCCAGCACTCCCAGGCTTCTCGACGATAACCTCAAATCTAAACAGTTTTACCGCGTACTGGATCTGATCAGTGAAGGCCCGATTTACGGACCGGTTGACCAGTCACACCTTTCTTCGTTCATGCTGAATAAAACTCCCATCACGGATCCTGCCGGTAACGTCAGCGTGAACGGCGTGAGCGTGGCCTGGCGACCCGGCTCGGAATTCCAGAACCCCATCAACGGTTTTTCCGCCATCGAGGCGACCAGCATCGTTAATACAGAGGTGACTTTCAACACGCCACTGGTCCGCACAGTCTCCGATCAGGATGTCACACGCGTGAGGCTGAATATCGGCGTGACGGGGCTGGTCGAGCAGGACACGAAAGGGAACCAGAAGGAAACCTCTGTAACGATGGTGATCGAAACACGCGTTGCCGGCGGGGCGTTCATTCAGCAAAAAGTGGTCACTATCACCGGGAAAATCTCTGGCGAATATCTTGAGGCGCACCTCATCGATGCGCCGATAACGAAACCTTTCGATATCCGCGTTCGCCGTATCACACCTGACAGTAACAGCGACCTGCTGTCCAACGGTACTATCTGGAACAGCTACAGCCAGATCACTGACGACAACCTGAACTACCCGTTTTCGGCTATTGCCGGTGCGGTAATTGACCGTGACCAGTACAGGGACACCCCAAGCCGCACCTATCACCTGCGCGGCCTGATTGTCGATGTCCCGGATAACTACGATCCGGTTGCCCGCACGTATACCGGATTGTGGCTGGGGGGATTTAAGAAAGCGTGGACGAACAACCCGGCCTGGCTCTTTCGCGAACTGGTGAAAAACACGCGCTTCGGCCTGGCCCGGCGTGCGGGTTATGTCGATGTCGACGACGGCGCGCTTTATATCCTGTCACAGTACTGTGATCAGCTGGTAAACGACGGTTATGGCGGGAAAGAGCCCCGCATGACGCTGAACGCCTATATTACCGAGCAGGCCAGCGCCCGCGATATTCTGGATAAAATCGCCGGGATGTTCCGGGGCATCGCCCTCTGGGATGGCCTGCGCCTCACGGTCATGCTGGATACACCTCAGGACCCGGTTGCCACCATCACCAATGCGAATGTTATAGAGGGTAAGTTCAGCCGCAGCTCGGTCAGGCGCGCTGAAAAATATAACGCGGTGGTGGTGTCCTGGACTGACCCGGATAATGGCTGGGAGCAGGTGAAGGAATATGTTTCCGACGATGCCATGATCGCGCGTGGGAACTATAACGAGACGACTATCGAGGCGTTCGGCTGCACTTCGCGCGGACAGGCCTGGCGAGCCGGTAAATGGTTGCTGGAAACCGCAAAACGGGAGAGCAGCCGGTTAACTTTCCAGATGGCCCGGGATGCAATCGCCTTCACACCGGGTGACGTCGTGGAAATCATGGATAACGACTATGCCGGGACACGTCTGGGAGGGCGTATTGTCTCGCATTCCGGCGCGAATATAACTGTCGATGCGGACGTCTCCAGTCTGGTTTCGCCTGGCGACTACATGTCGCTTATGGGCAGCAATGGAAAGTTTGTGAAATACCCCATTGTTAGTGTATCCGGGCGCGTCATTACTTTGCGCAGCGCTCCAGCCTGGGTGCGTGATGGAACAGTTTTTGCCATATCGGTCAGTGAACTGTCCGTCCGCCTTTTTCGTATTCTGAGCATTTCTGAAACAGAAAATAACTCGGTTTACAGTATTACGGCGGGACAGCACGACCCGAACAAACAGGCCATTGTGGATGAAGGCGCTGTGTTTGAAATGCCCACCGACACCCTGAATGGCTACAGGGTACCGAACATTGAGAACCTTCGCATACTGAATACCAACAGCGAAACTGTGCAGGTGACGGCGACATGGGAAACCGCCACCACCACCAAAAAGCTGGTGTTCGAACTGTATGTCTATAACGAAAGCGGGGCGGTTGTTGCACAGTATGAAACTGACCAGTTTCGCTATGACTTCTACGGGCTCAATGCCGGGAATTACATGCTTGGGGTACGTGGGCGTAACGAGAACGGAATGAAGGGTGCCGAAACACAGGTAAACCTTATCATCGGGGCACCACTGGCACCGTCATCCGTTATCTGGACACCGGGGATTTTCTCAGCAGGTATCGTCCCGGTTATGCGTGTTACTGCCACTTCAGACACCACCTTTGAATTCTGGTACAGCGGTGAAAATCGTGTTCTTAACCCGGCGCTTATTGAAGACCAGACGCAGTTCCTTGGGCGAGCAAGCCAGTGGAATCTTCACGGACTGAAAGCGGATACCACGTATTACATGTACGTGCGGACGCGCAACGCGTTCGGCGTGTCGGGTTTTGTTGAGGCATCAGGTAAGGCTTCGTCAGATATTCCCGGCATGATCGATTACATCGATGAAGCGGTGCGTGATTCTGATGCTTTTAAGAATGTGCAGGCCGGAATAGATTTCAGCCTGGAAGCGACGATGCAGAACACGCTGGCCCAGGTGGAAGGGGCACAGATCCAGTATGAACAGGTGGGACTGGCGCGTGCTGAAATTTCGCAGGCCAGGATTACCATTGCCGATAACGAACGTGCTTTTGCACAGTACCAGGAGCTTGTGGCTGTTCAGTTTGGCGATGTAGTTGCGGAAATCAACGAGGTTAAAACTGCACAGGCAACGGCAGAGGAGGCCTTTGCCGAATATAAAACGACCGTCCAGGCCAGTTTTCAGAGTGTGGATTCGGCTATAGGCATTATTAACGGCAGTATCACCACGCTGTATAACGCCCAGGTCAACGCTAACCAGGCATTCGCGCAATATCAGACGCAGGTAGCAACCCAGTTTGGAAACCAGCAGGCAGCCATTAACCAGAAGCTCACTTCTGTGATTACCGATAACGGTACCGCAAAGGTTTCATACACTCTGAATCTTGGCGTGCGGCGTGGCGAACAGCTCTATAACACCGGCTTTGGAATGTCACTCGAACCGAACGGCAGCGGAGGGTATAAATCGACGGCAGTCTTTGCTGCTGATCAGTTCGGTATCTATTCCGGCAGCGATCCGGGCAGTTATGAAGCCGCTTTCTTTGTGTTCAACGGTCAGGTGTTTTTGCGTTCTGCGTTTATTCAGAATGCCAGCATCGATAACGCCAAAATTGGCCAGTACATCCAGTCCAACACATGGGATGGTACCGGCAATGTGGGCTGGCACATTAACAAAAGCGGGTTTGCGTGGTTCGCCGGCGTAACCGTCAGGGGAACCGTGTATGCCGAATCAGGCTCCTTCAGGGGCTCGGTTTATGCGACTGATGGTGAGTTCAGAGGTACCGTGTACGCCAGCGGAGGCAAATTTACAGGGACAGTGGAAGCCAGCAGCTTTATCGGCGATGTGGCCAACGGCATGGTATTTGATGATGCGCCGAACGGTTATGTTCGGTCCTTCCGGTATGTTGACAGCGCAACATTCAACCTCGCAAAACAGGTGGTTGTAATGATGAACGTCAGGGTTCAGGGAGCCAACAGCGGCTCTGTCGGGGCGATTGCCACCATAACGATAAATGGTGTCTCAAGGTCGTTTAACTTTAACACCCCGGGTTCCGGGGTATTTTCGGCAACGGTCATGCACAGCGTTCGCACCTCCGAACGGTTAATCAACGTGTCATGCGTTGTGAACGCAGATCAGCAACTGCCGGGCGCGGGTGCGTCGATATCCTCACCCACCATGCTCATCCTGCGTGGCTCCGGCTCATTCGCGCAAACCGCTTAAACTAACCCGCTCCGGCGGGTTTTTTATTGCCTGTAATCAGGAGACATTATGTCCGCAGGAACTCTCAAACTTACTAATAACTCCACGGCGGTTGCTGGTACCAGTACGGTATTCACCACCGATTTAAAGCCGGGCGATTTCATGACTGCGACAATCGGCGGCGTGTTGTACACCCTGCCGGTTGATACTGTCACAAGTAATACAGCAGCCACGCTTGTCAGCCCGTTCACCGGCCCGACAACCACCGGCGCGGCGTGGGCTGCAGTACCGCGTAAAATAATGAATCAGGTTACCGCCGAACTGGTAAATCAGAGCACGGCGGCCATTCGCGCACTGCTCGCCGAGAAGGGTAACTGGACCAAGTTTTACACGGCGCCGGGCGATATTACTATGCAGTTTGCCGACAATGTGGCACCCGTTTCCGGTCCGGGCTGGCAGAAAATGGCGGGAATGGCCGCGTCAGCACTGAATGATTTGGGCATTGGCCTGAAGAACCTGGCAGTGCTAGGCGCGTTTGACTGGCAGCAGGCTGATTTTCAGTCTGGTGCAATTTATATGGTAAGTTCGACTAATGTGACAAACATGCCGGATGGGATGTCATTTACCAGTGGGACAGGTTTATATATTCGCGTTCTCGGCACAGCTGCCTCAGGTAGCAGACAGAGTATTGAAGTGATACCTGACACCACAAGTAACGCTAAATATCGCATTTTCGAGGTGTTATCCGTTGGCGCTAAAGGATCGCGCACATTTACCGTCCGGCAGATGTTTACAAATGTTGACGTGATTCCAGTGGCGAATGGCGGAACCGGAGGTACAACTGCGGCGGCGGCCCGCGCTGAACTGGGTGTTGCCTATGGTATCACGGCGGGAACTGTAGCCCAGGGGAATGACAACCGACTCAATACCGTTGACGGGAAAAGTGGCGGGGTAATTTCAGGGACGGTTAAGATTGAGCATAAGCCCGCAGGGGTCTACCCATTTGGCGCCAGTGAGCTTCATCTTGATAACGTTTACAGTGTTGATGGATTATCAAAAGGGAGAACCCGGGTTTATAACGAAATTGAACAGTCCTCCGGGGCCCAGCGGTGTGTAATCGCGGTTAACCTTAACGGCGCTAATGAGAAATACTGGACTTTTGACTATGGGTCCGGGAGCGTCACCGCGCCGGGGGCATTTATTCCCAACTCTGACGGCCGCATTAAAACTAATAAGAAGAGAATTGAAGACCCACTTTCAAAAATGCGTCAGATGTTTGGCTATACCTGGACGCGTCTTGATGGAGGACAGTGGGGCATCGGATTTATCGCCCAGGAAATACAAGAGATATTCCCTCAGGCGGTCCATGAGGGAGGCAACAGAGTTCTTGATGATGGAACGGTGGTGAAGGGGATATTGTCACCGGATACGTATGGAGTAGCCGCAGCGTTACATCATGAATCCATTCTGACACTGATGGACAAAATTGAATCACAACAAACTGAAATTGAAGCACTTAAATCAAGCATGGAAGAGCTGAAGAAAAGGGTGGAGGGGCTTATCACTAAATAATTCAGCAGGTTAATTCAGATGTGGAAACTATCAGTCAGCGCTGATATCGCCTCTCACACCAATAAAATTTAATAGTCATCCTCAGCATCCTTTGACGCTGACCACATGACACCTATAGCAATGAGCACAATTACGGCAAGGATGCCTATAACCCACCACATAACCATTCCTCAGATGAAGTGATTATTCAGTCTCTGATTATTCACCTTATCAATCTAATGGTTATCAACGATCAATTATGTGGTATCGATCGGTTGCGGCGATCAAATCTTGGTGATTATACTGTATGAATATACAGTTATTGTCATAAGGAGGTCATCATGAGCGGTTTCCCGTCCCCGGCTACAGACTATGTTGAATCACGGTTAACGCCGGAATCGATATGCGGCATTAATGCAAACAGTCTCGTTATTGAGACGTCTTCAGGCTATGCGGTTGTCGAAAAGGGTTCGCGGCCAAAAGCGGGCGAGTACGTCCTGGTCAGCTGGCTCGGCCGTAACTACTTCGCCAGGCCAGCGGGTAAATCGTTAATTACGGAAGATGGAGAGGCGATAGAAGGTGAAGCTCTTGATGATGTGGAGGTGATAGGCGTGGTGACGTGGCTGGTCAACCGGACGAGGGATGATGAAGCGCCGGTGATGTGATGGGGCATGGATGGGGCAAAAAATTAGCGCAAAACAACTCAAAACCTCTGAAGGCGTCGATTCGTCTTGCGCTAATGCATTGCTTTATGACTGCTTTTAATTCACTTCAACGCACAATCAATTTTAACTACCGCCTATTTTAAACAAGCCTGACTGGGCGGAGTGACCTGAACGGTCACGTTTCTTTGCCCCGGGAAAATCCCTGCCTGCCGAGCCGGATCCTGGTCACAAAACAGTCACATTAATTGCCTCCTCTCATGAAAAGGTCGTAGAGTAGAGGTGTCGTCTGCAAAGGCGGCGCCGTCATCCACTTTACAGAGGAAGGCTTATGTTCCCAGAGTACAATGATTTAATTCCCCGTCTCAAAGCTGAACATCCACGTTTCGAATCGCTTCTCGAAAAGCATAACGCCCTGAACCAGGAGATAAGCCGCCGCGAAGGCGCAAATGGCAGGGGGTACTGTGAAGAGGTCGCCCGGCTTAAAAAAGAAAAATTGCACCTGAAAGATCAGATCTTCAGGATCCTGCAACAAGAGAGCCTGCAATCCTCTCATTAA